TGAGTTTAAAACAGGAACAACAGGGCATTACGTGAAAGGTGCTGGTGATGGACAGTCTGATGATATTCCTGCTATGCTCGCTGATGGTGAGTATGTTTTTGACGCTGATACTGTGGCTTCATTAGGGAATGGCTCATCTGATGCAGGTGCTCAGCTCCTCGACCACTTTAGAGAAGCTGCAAGAGAGCATAAACGGTCAGCACCAGTTGATAAGATACCGCCTAAAGCATCACCATTGGCGTATATGAAAGAAGCACTAAAACGTCACGCTAGAGGATAATATGGCACTTAACCCATCATTTGCAAGCGCATCAGTAAACCCAAGTCAAACTATGGGCAACGATGCGTCTGCCCCTGCGCAAGGTGCTTTGCCAACGTCTTCATTTGCTATGCAAAATACAGGGTTTTCAGGGTTGGGTGGGCAAGCTAATCAGCCACAATACACGATGTGGAGGAATGAACCATCCGCACCTGATGTGTCAGAAAATGCATATCAAAGATACGCAGGTCAACAAACTTTGGCAGGCGGTGCTACTCAACAATATGGTGATTGGGCTAATTCACAAGTGTATGGCGGTCCTCCAATGAATTATCAGCCTAGCCCTCCTCCATTTATGCCTCAAGGCACTAGTGCTTTACCTTTAGGTATGCCCCCTATGGAACAGCCTCTAGGAATGTCTCAGTCAAGCAGTCCATACGGTGGTGCAGGCGTTAATTTTAATATTCCTAATGGGCAACAACCTCAAGGTGATTCTTTTATGGGTGGTAATCCATTTAACGCATCAGGATATGGAGGGGTAAAACCTACTGGAATGGGTGGTTTTTATGCTGAAGAAACAGGTTTTACACCTCCTCAAGGCTACAATCAATTAGGTGAATTTATAGGGCAACAACCTCAAGGCAATATGCCACCAAGACAACCTATAGAACAAGAACCTTTTGCTATGCCACAAGTGGGAAATTTAGGCAATGATGTAGAAATACCTAAATTAAACTATTTAGGCTACAAGCCTGGGTGGCAGCAAGAGGCGGACAATACATGGTCATATAACACACCAAACATGTCCCCTTATAATCAGCGTGAACAAGATTGGAATCCCCAATACATAGGGTATCGAGGTGTGCCTAATGATATGTATCAAGATGCTTCAAGTCGTGGTGATTTTTCTGGCATTACCGATAAATATACTTCATTTACAAAACCAAGATATATGTCATTTGGTAATGACAAAACCGATTATTCACAGATAGGTTTATCACAAACTGCTTTAGACCATCTTAAAATGATGTCAGGTGCACAAGATGCAGGGCAGTTTTCTTATGATACACAGACAGGAATGTTTAACCAAGGGGCAGGTTGGGGGCAAAATCCAAGACCTGGGGAACGTCAATACTTAGGAATGACTGACATACCACTAGATGTTATGAATAAACTAGGAAGTGGTGAAGAAATTGATTTTTCGCCATATAGGCGGTATACAAACGGTTTTAATACTTTAGGTCAACCAAATCCACCTCAAATAGGCGACCAACCCTTACCTGAGCAACAACCTCAGCCTGATGGGACTACTTTACGAGATATAGCATTGCAAGAACCTATGCCTGTGCAACAACCTCAAGTTTTGAATGGTGTAACAGGTACACCAGCAAGCCCATTAACACCCACAGCAACACCTACAGGAACAACACCTATGGCTACTAATCCTCTAAGTCAAGTCCCAGTCGCTAAAACAGCTGCGTATACGCCTGCACCAGTTGTAGGCACAGCAAGCTCAGGCGGAGGCTCGTTCACACAAGGCGCGCCACTGCCTAATATCACTACCACTCAGCAGCAAGTCACTGCTGCGCCTGAATTCTATACTGACTACTTAAATCAGTTAGCAAAGCAAGGCGCTAGTACAGCACAGAACGCTCAGTACGTAGGCGCTACTGACTTACAAAATCAGGCGTTTGATCGCACATCTCAAAATGTAGGTAACTATCAACCTACACTACAAAATGCAATTAACTTAGCGCAGAACGCAGGAGGTATGTCAGCTGCGAATGTTGCCAATCCATACATTCAAGGGGCTGCTAGAGGAAGCGCGTTAGACGTAGCAAACCCATACATTCAAGCTGCTGCATCAGGTAGTGCATTAAACGCAGCTAGTCCTTACTTAAATGCTGCCAGTCAAAATGCATATAATTCAGTGAATAATTATATGAACCCGTACGTTAATAACGTAGTGGACCAGATTGGTGCACTGGGGCAACGGCAGATTCAGCAAAATTTAGCACCACAAGCATCTGCAGGTATTGTAGGCTCAGGTCAGTTTGGTTCTAAACGCGGTGCACAAGCGCTTGGTCAAACAATCAGTGATGCTAACCAGAACATTTTAGCTACACAAGGCCAAGCTTTAAACACAGGTTATCAAAACGCAATGCAGGCTGCGCAGGCAGATATGGCAAGGCAGCTACAAGCAGGGTCAACTGCAGGACAATTAAGCACTAGCGATTTAGCAAGACAGCTACAAGCAGGCGTATCAGCAGGGCAGTTTAGTACTAGCGATCTAGCGAGATTACTACAATCCGGCGCAACAGCAGGGCAGTTAACATCATCTGATATGCAAAACAGAATTGCATCAGCGCAGCAACTTGGTAACCTTGCAAGCACAACGCAACAACTCGGACTTGGCGATATTAACGCACTAGCTACGATGGGTGGACAAAAGCAAACTATTGCACAGAACGAGCAGCTATTCCCAATGCAGCAATTAACAAACCAGTCACAGCTACTACGCGGCTACACAATTCCTACATCAACCGGCTCCTCATACACAGGCCCGATCCCTGGTGCATATGCAGCGTCGCCACTACAGCAAATCGCAGGACTTGGCGCGTTAGGCGCAGGTATTAGTCAAACAAAACTAGGTGATGCGCTAGGCGGCATGCTTACTGGTACAGGCGATGCAGCTTCTAAAGCAGCTCAAGCTGCTTTATCAAAAATATTTGGCATTGGTGGTACTACAGCACTTCCATCAACTAATGAGACTAATCTTCCGCCAATAAGAACACCTGATGGCGTAACTGCTACGCCAAATGGTGACGGCTCTTATACAACTTCAGACGGCAGAATTGTTGGTGTAGATGGAAATCCAATACCTGGGTACGTATACCCTGACCCAGGCGGTAATAATGAGACGCCTTTCCCAGGTAATTTTGACTATAATGATACAACACTACCAATACCGACAGACGAGACTTACAACAGCTGGTTTGGAGATTAATAAGGAAATAATATGGCACTACCTACAGCACTACCTGCAATGCCCGGCGGCATAAGCTTGGACCCATCTGGGCAACAAGAATATACTGATGCTATTCAAAAAGTTTTAGCGTCATTAGAGCAAAGAAATCAGCCAAACTATTTTGAGTTGGCAGGATCACTCCTTGACCCAGGCAAAACAGGTGGCATAGGTGAAGCCATTGGTCGTACCAGTACTGCATTAGGCGCGCAACAACAACGTCGAACTGAGCAAGAGCCAGGAATTGCTATGATGCGTGCGCAACTAGCCGGTCAAAAATATCAAATGTCTAATCAATCAAAGGCGTTAAACTTGGTTGCACAAACGTTTGGCATGGAGCCTACACAATTAACTGAGGATATTAAGTCAGGCACACTTGAGCCTTCATTAATTAATAAGCTAACTCCGGGTGTGTACACATCAGTTCGTATGGCATACCCCGAACTAGCATCAGCGTTAAAAGATGCGTTTGGCATGGACATACAACGTGAAGAATTGCTAAATAAACAAGACACTGAACGAAATAAAGCTGCGGGCACTATTGCAGAGTTTGGGCCTGACGTTGTGCCATTGCTATCGCCTTCATCAATAAAAGGTATGAAATTGCCAGGTGCGCCAACAACACCACCGCCAGCAGCCGCGCCAACAACAGAAGGCTTAGGCATAGACTTCCCTGTTAAAGACGCTAAAGTTTCTAGCGGCTTTGGAATGCGCCCTGACCCTATTAATAAGACAGCACAAAAATTCCACGCAGGCATTGATTTTGTAGGCGCAATAGACTCACCGGTTGAGGCGCGTATCCCAGGTAAAGTTATACAGGCAGGTGATAAGGGTGATGGCTATGGCACTAGAGTTGTAGTGCAACATAATGATGGTTCAAAATCGTATTACGCGCATTTAAACTCAGCGACAGTTAAAGAAGGCGACCCTGTTAATAATGGCACAGTTGTTGGACTACTTGGTTCAACAGGCAAGTCAACTGGACCTCACCTAGAATTCGGTATTATTGGTAAAGATGGTAAACCTATTGACCCAACGCCAATGTTTAACAGACGTCAACCTGCAGCGGACAATGCGCCTACGTTATTAGCTAGCAACGATAAGTACTCAGGTTTATCAATTAAAGGCAGAAATGAACAACGCGCTAAAGATATTGAAAAAGAACGAGAAATTGAAAAGACTCGAGTTGTAGAAACTGAAAAGCCTTTTATTGAAATGCAAAGCGCAATTTACGCAGCGCCACCAAAATTCAATGATGACTCAATTAGTGATTTAACTGACTTACGTAGTATACTTAAGCGTGATGCTACCAAAAAAGATCCTGATCGTAGAGTGTTTGGCATCTTTAAAAATGAGCCTAGCTTGTTAAATGGTTTAGCAGCTGCCGCAAAAGAAGGCGTAGGCTTAACTACTAATATCTTCACTGCGCAATTGAAAATACCAACTGACGTATATTCAAGGTATAAGAACTTCTCCAAAGAAGATTGGAATGACTTTGAACGCGCATATCAGATTTTAGGCACGCAATTCTTAATGAACGCAAAAGCAAACAAAGGCTTATTGGGCGCTAATCCAAGTAACAACGACGCAATACTCTTACGCGCGCCAATGCCAACTGTTGAGAATACAATTAAAAACGTTGACTACTTTGCAAGAAATCAAATCCTTGACGCAAGACTACGTAATGAGCATTACACTGCGTTACGTAACTGGGAGAAGACAAACAAAGGTAAAGACCCAGGCTCATTCTTTGACAACTCAAGTTACACTGATGCGTTAGGGCGGCACCGCACACAAAAAGATGAACTAGCAACTACATTCGGATATAGGTAAGCATATGGCAAAGACTAAAGATGATTTGTTTGACCCGCCTGTTGTTGACGTAAAAGAAGAGCCTAGAGGCACAGTCACAGTTGGCGACTTAAATGAGCCACCTATTACGTTAAATGAAGTTGCTGCAGCTACGCCAGAGTCCGGTAAAACACTGACAGGTGATGTTATTGGCGGAGTGGCAGGCGCTGCAATCGGTACAAGAGCGCCTACGCTTCCAGCGCCATCACAAACATCGCAAAAGAAATACGATGCGTTACTTGCAAAGCAAACAACAGCTGAGGCAATTGCCGACAAAAGAAGTAAGGCATTAAACTTTCAAGAAGTATTAAAGACAGCAAACGTTGATACTTTGATGGATGAGTTATTAAACTCACAGCGTCAATTAGAAACTATTGGCAAGCAACTTGAAGCTGCTAAGTTAGAGCAAGCAAAGTTTTTACCTGAGACAATTAATAAAGCTATTGACCCTGCATCAAGTGGAGGTAGATGGAATGAAAAAGTAGTGGGGGGTCTATCACCAGCAGGTGCTTCGTCAACTGAGTCCGCCCGTCTGTATAATCAATCAAAAGCTTTACCGCCAGAAATAGCAAATCGCTTTAATGTAACTAACGTGACAAACAAAATGGGGCAAGGTATGCTAATACCTAACACCATTGACCCAAACTACATGTCACCTGCGCATAGAGCTGCTGCTGCAAAAGTCGCAGCGTTAGAAGCAGCATACGCAGAGGCGCAAAGTAACGCCGCTAAATCAAAACTAAAGTATGACGCACTTGGTGCTCCCGGTGCAGTAAGCGCAGGTGAGAGAGAAGCGGGCAGAAAACTAGCTACGGCACAAGACGCAGTAACACGTGCAGCAACTACAGCAGAGCAGTTTGTGCCAGAAAAAATGAATATGCTGCAAAAGGCTGGTTACGCTATTAATAAAATCCCAGGTTTAAATGTTTTAGCCGGAGGATTAAGCGGCGCGCAGTTAATGGAAGGCGCGCAACAATATCAAAGAGGCGATAAGACTGCCGGCGCTATGGGCATGCTTGGTGGCGCAGGCGGTGCGTTAATGATGGCCCCTAATCCTTACGCTAAAATTGCAGGCGCTGCAATGTCAGTTCCTCCACTGGCGTATGAAGCATACAAGTATTTTAGTCAACCAAAGACTAAACCGCCACAAGAATAAAATTCAATTGTTTACAAAGTTTCTAATTTGTGGTATAATATACTTATAGCCACGGCTATATATGTTCTTTAAAAATTGACAATTGAAAGGTATACAGTATGGAAACACGTTTTTGCGGTATCGTATTTATTGGCGGCGGCTCATCATGGGCATGGGGCACTACACCAGAAGAGGCTTCATTAAAAGCTGCCAAGCTTTGTAAACGTGATTGGAAATCATATTTTAAATTCAAGCGACAGCAAGAGTTTAATGTTTCCATTTATGACATGAATAAACATGAAGGCTGGTATGCAGATTACCGTGGTGTGTTTGATACAGACACTAACGAGCAAATCCCTTTAATGCGTGTTGACAAAGTTGTAGTGTAGCATAAGACCCCGCAAGGGGTCTTTTTTTATGGTTTATACAACGCATCTCGTATAGCATCATTGTATCGCGACGCTGTTACCATTTCTACTTTAATTTCTTGCAACGCGGTAATAATACTATTCATGCCATTACCGTCACGCAACATGCGTAATGCAACGTCTCTAAATTCAGCTTCTAGTTGCAACGTTATATGTTCATTAGCCATTTTGAGAACTCGAATGTAGGGTTAATTGATTTTTCAATAAGATTGTGTGCCTCATAACGATTAATACGTGGAGGCCTGTCAACAATTGGCTCTAATGTTTTATTGCTAATGATTGCGTTAAACATCTCCATACGAGATTCATATACGTGGAATGATCCTGCAGAAACTGTTAGTGTGCCTAACTGTACGTTTAAAAGTGTTGCTACAATTTCCTGTAGGAAACTAAATGTGGGTAGATCATTGGCCATGCCCCAAAGAATGTCCTGAGAACGCATGATGGCACGTGTATTTAATCTACCATTTCGCAATCTAAACTCAATAGCAATAGTGCAAGGCACATCTTTAGCTTCTTTATCCATGTGGTCAACATCAGTGCCATACATCGGTATGACTGCACGGCGACTCATCGGGTCGTTTTGCAAAATGTTTACAACATGCCGTACACCAAACTTACCAAACCAGTAAGAACCATAATTACTATTAAGCTTTCCATTAACCACGATCTTGCCCCACTGCGCAGCATGTTCAGTAATAGACAAATCTGTAGGGTCAGCACGCAAATACCAAGCCATTTCGCGCTTGAGATACTTGAGATTAAAGTTACGACCTGCGAAAGAATTGAATCGAACATACGGCCCCGTTGTGTAAGTAAAGTTTTCAATCTCAAGAGTCTTTTCACCTCGAGGCGTAGTCCAGTGCCCATACTCTTTAAGGCATTGGTACAGCTGAATTAAGTCATGCTCGTTATACAGTGTTGAAATTTCCATAATTAATCTCTGTGATGTGATACGGTTGATCGGGATAATTTTGCATGTGATGCAAAGGTGGTGGTAATTTTACAGCTTTGATTTGATGTTGTAAAGCCCATGTATACGCATTGTTGCCTAACGCAAAAATTCTCTTAGGTTTTAGTTTTGCAATAAAGCTTGGGTCAGTTGGCAAGCCGGTATAAGTTTGCGTATTAATCCAATAGACTTCATTTTCCATGACGCCTTCATTCTGTAATGCGGTTGCAAGCATACGACTAGGGCCGTCATCATCATTAAAGTTAATGAAAGGTATAACTACTGCAGATTCTTTTACGTTGGTTCTAGGGCCCTTATCGCACAACATAAGGATGTTACCTTCCTTGAAGCAGCCACCGCCACTTGCTTTGTTTTGCCTTGACGCGTAAATGTAATCAATCTTACTTATTAACTCATCAATAGTGTCACGCGTATAGTCATAGTGGATTGTTGGCAATGCTGTCATTAGCCCTAAAGCTTCATACTCATCATACACAGCTTCCAATTGCAGTAAGGTATCTAAGTATTCTTCATCAGTACGACGTGAAAATGTTTTAGCACAAACTTCAAAATCAGGCTGGCAATGGATAACTATACCTCCACGAGATAAAGCAGCACGCTCAAGCATGCGTTTACGTGGCATGTCAATACGATTTTGACCATTGCGATAAGTATTACCGTAAATAGGCTCTGACAGCCAAGAACGATCCATAATAACGTGGTCATCAAATGTTAATGCAGGTGTCATTGCTCTAAAGTAGATTTTGCATAAGTGCTCTGCCTCTACATCAGTGTATGGGCCATGCTTAACAACGTGCACCATCTTACCATTTTGCAACTGTTGACGTAATGTATCTGATAGCGTTGTCTTGCCGGCGCCGTCAGGTCCTTCAAGTATTACAATCATAGCAATCTTTCTAAAATATACATTGTTTCTTTTAAAGTTGCAGGGCATAACTCTCTTGCTTGTAATATTGCAATGTGCCGTAAGTCATCATCGTGCATCATTTCTAAGCCGGCTAATGCATAACTATACGCAGGCCCAATCATGTTTAATTCCAATGGGTTACCACCAAGCACACAACCTGCAGCTGCAGCGTGTAAATAACGTACTCTCCACCAGCCAGAGCCTGCATGTGCGTATGTAGGGCATAGCACACCTTTGTAAGAGCCATATTGCCATACAACATCTGACTCCAAAATTCTAGGCTGCCCTAATGCTTTACCGCCAATGGAATATACAGGCCACTGTAGCTGTTGCTTTGTTGCCCATTCATGCGCGTCTTTTGAGAGTGATGCGTTATACCATTCTTGCTTACGTTGCTGCCATGACAATTGGTGCACAGGTGGCATTTCATATAATGGTGATGGGTCCCATGCAATAATGTTTGCTACAGGTAATTTCATCTTATCAATATCACCCCAAGGGAATAGCGGTGCAAGCCACGTACGATTCATTAAATGCATTAAATCAATTTTGCTTTCCCACGTTGGTAAGATCTTTTGAAATGACCAATCATCAAGGCAAATGTATGCATCAGTCCGTTGTTGCAGTGCATAGATGGCACCTTCGGGATCAATTGCATTATGGTCCAAGGGGTATACGTATACAAAGACTGTATCGTATATGGAGAGGTCTTCTCCCATTTCAATAGCGCGATGGTCAACACTATAGCCTAGCTTTGTGTAAGCGGTAGCCATCATTTCAGGAATAGAGATAAACTTTGTAGAGCTTGCTCTATTTGGATGATTTGTATGCGTTTCAGTAACGCCTGTTATTAGTATGTTCATTGCTCTTGCCCATGACTGATGCTGATATAACCATTTTCAACGTCGTAATTAACGTCACCAGAACGACCGCCTGCTGCAATGTAATCGCCAACAGTCATACCATTTTTATATAAAGCAAACCTTGTAAAGCTTAGTGTATTCTTTCGCTTTGGGTTTTCTGTTGCCAACAATGTAATAGTGGCAGTTTTCTTGACGTGCATGCGCTTATTTGCGGGCATAGGTTGCTCCTGAGGTGGTTGAGAAATAAATGAGGGTGCTACAGTTGTAATATCCATTACAATTCCTTTCAATAATCAAGTAATAGTTATTTTATCACGTTGTACATAGTCTTTTACAGCGTTTAATAAATTTTGTTGCGTTTTGTCTTTTTTCCGCACAGCTTGTAGGATAGCTTCATCAACTGTATCTTTTGCAATCATGTGATGCACCATAATATGGTTCTTTTGGCCTTGCCTCCAGAGTCTGCGAATGAATTGCTCATAGACTTCTAATGACCAAGTTAATGAATACCATATAACTGCGTGCCCTGCGCCTTGTAGATTAAGGCCATGACCTGCTGACATTGGGTGCGCAAGTAAGACAGGCACTTCACCAGTATTCCAAGCTTCAATGATCGTATCGAGCTTATTACCTATAACGCCTGAGCCAATAACAGGCGCATTAGGAAACGCTAGCTTAAGTCTTTCTAAGTCATGCTGAAAGTGGTACCCGATAATGCAAGGCTGACCCGATAATTCTTCTACAAGTTCTAATACAGCTTCAGTCTTTGCGTCATGTATATGCACGCTGGTTTTATCTTCACCATCTAAATAAGAACCACCATTGGCTATCTGTTGCCCTTTCATAACAGCCACAGCTGCGTTAACCGCAGTGATATCGCCTTGCTCTATTTGAATGGTCAAAGCTTTTTCAAAGGCGTCATACATTTTTCTGGCAGCAGGAGGTAGTACTACCATAACGTTGTTATACCCCAGCTCAGGCAAGTCTAGATGGTCTAAAGCTGCCATGCGTAATACCTTGCCTTCTAACTTTGCTTGTATTCTAGCCTCGCCATCAGCTTGCAACTTCCATTCATAGCCGTTGTATCCGCTAGGATAAAAGTATTCAGTGCGAAATCTTGATATGTAGGCGCCAAATGTAGCACCCTGGTCAATCACAAGCTGTGGGCCAAATATGTCTAATAGGCTATTTGGCGCAGGTGAACCAGTGAGGCCCCAGCGACGTTCAAACTTGTTTAAAGCTGGCTTCAATGTTTTAAATCGTTGCGTCTGCGTATTTTTTAAATAAGAAATCTCATCGACAACTAAAATATCAAAAGGCCATTCTTTACCATTTAATGTGCTTGAAAGCCATTGCAACCCTTCGTAGTTCATAACGTAGATATCGTGGTTTTGCTTAATGACTTTATTCTTTTTGTTGCCATGGAGTACACCAACTGAGTAATGCTCAAATTGCTCCCACTTTTGTGCTTCTACAGGCCAAACGCCATACACAGGTCGTAGAGGCGCTAACACTAGCATCTTACTTGCAAGCCCTTTGGCGCGTAATACTTTAAACGCCGATAAAACGATAGCAGTTTTACCTAAGCCCGGGTCAAGCCATAAACCACCTGAGCCTCGTTCTACTAGAAACTTAACAGCTTCTTTTTGGTATTCATGCGGTTGCCAAAACATTATCTATCCCTTCTTTAGAATCTATTACGTATACTTCTTGGTTCCACTTATTAAGCTCAAAGTGTACTTTAACTTGCAATGGCAACAGTTTAGCGCCAGGTCTTTTTAACTCAACCCACATAACTTTACCATCTTTCAATACCACAATACGATCAGGCCAACCACGAGAAAATCGAACATTCAACTTTAAAGTCATTAGGCCTTTTTTCTTACACTGCCTAGCAAAGTAACCTTCGAGATCTCGTTCTAGAATAACTCTGGTTACCATCTACAAGGGCCACCATTATCTTTTCTAAAGTGGCACCACCTACAGCCAAAACTAGGCTTAGGCGCGTAAATATCATCACGTTCAATACGACTAATGCGGTTGTCTACCCATAGTTTTAGTGCCTCAAAGTCCTTACGCTCTATGGCTGTGTACTTTACTTTTTTCTTTAAATCAGTATAGATAATCTCCATGTCAACTTTAGTTACTTCAGGGTGTGCTGCAAAGATCATAACGGCGTAGAGTTTTAATTGCTCTTCATAATCACGTTCTTTGCCAGTTTTCCAATCAGCAACATAGGCTGTGGTATGATCAATAACTAGGATATCTATAATTCCACGAAGCCATACTATACTCTCTGAAAAGCCACATACATTCCAATCTTTAGTAAAGCCAAGCTCTACCTCAGATTTAGCGCCTTTAGCTTTTAATTCATTTACGTATGTTTCCCAGTGCGCAGTTGCTTCAGTGTACAAAGGCAAGCCATCTTTTAATAAGTCTTCAAACTCACTGTGAATTGCTTTACCTCGTGTTGCGGCGTCACCTGTTGGCTCTTGTCGATGTTCAATACGTGTTAGTTTATATTTGAAAGGGCATTGCTCGTATGTTTTAATGCTTGAATTTGAATAACTCATGTTCTCCACCAGTGAATGTTCTTACGACGACCGTATTTTATACGTATTTTAAAGCATTGCAATGCATTGAATTTAGTCCACTTCCTTAGATGCGCACGACGTCTTGATGCCATACGCGTTTTAGGATACCTTGGTTGTAATATCATTTTGTCTCCTGATACGTGTCACCTACTTTGTAATCACTTACCATAGGGACATCCATTGCAACAGCGTTACACATAGCGTTCATTAGGCAATTAGCCTCACGTTCAGTATGCTCTATTGGCGCGCTAATAACCAACTCATCGTGCACACTTAATAATAACCGACTACCGTTACGTAGCTTTTGATAATCTAACATGGCTTGCTTAGCTTGATCAGCAGCGGAGCCTTGAATTAATAAGTTAACGCCTTTATAGTCAAACTCTCTTAGTCTTCCTAGTATAACCTTAGGTGGTTCCATCTTAACTAATCTACCTCCAATTGTTTTAATAGGCTGATTTAACTTATACCGAGTGCGCATGGTGGATTGCATATCTTTAAGACCTGGCGCCACAGCGGTTGTATAAGCGTCCATCAATGTTTTAGCCATCTCATAATCTACCTCAAGCATTTCACTAATTTTTTTAGGGCCAGCGCCATACAGAATAGCAAATGATACACCTTTTGAGTATGTACGACTAACCTCTCTACCTGAAGCCTTGGTCATCATCTCAGCTGCGTAGGTATGTAAATCAGCCCTTGCATCATTCTGATACTGACGCATAAGGTTACCACCTTCAAAGTGAGCAAAGATTCTTAGCTCCTGTGCGTTAAAGTCACACGCAATTAACTTATGCCCCTCATCCGGTAAAATAAAGCTACGAATAAGTGGTAGAGGCGTAACATCTAAGTCAGGTGGAATGCTTACTTTAGGATAACGAATAGGCGCGTTTTGAAAGTTAGGTGTAGAAGATAGCCGACCTGTACGTGTACCACCCCGTTCACCTCTTACGCTATTCCAATTAGTAAAGATTCTGCCAGTTGATTCAGATGCGCATAACCAAGGCTCGATAAACGTGGATAAACAAGTAGATAGATTGGCGCGGTAACGTAGAACATCCCTAAGGTATTCATTGGTTAGCATCTCTTCAAATGCTTCCTTGGTAGCCTGTAATTGGCCTTTGTCTGTTGATGGCCACTTTTTATTTTTATCCCAATGCTCAGACTGATAAATACATTCAACCAGCTGCTGATCGCTGTCAACATTTAACTCAGGAGAATTTAACAATGCACGAACCCAAACAGTACTTTTTTCAATGTCTGATATTGCTTGCTCTTTTGCAGCAAGTAAACCTTCACGGTCAACTCGAACTCCAAGCCGTGAGTTTTCAAGTAACACTGGAATTAATTCCATTTCACGTGTATAAGCAATCTGCTGATCAGGTAAAACTTGCAAAGCCAAAAAGTCATACAACAAAGAAGTAAGCCGCACGTCAGCTTTAGCATAACGGCCAACTAACTCAGTTGGGCCTTTGCTGATGTAAGCACCCCATGTGGATTTCTTTTTCTTAGCTTCAGGTACGTTAGTAACAATCCATTCCTTTAATTCATCACGTTCATTAGGCTCAGCCAATCCCCATTCAACCACTAAGTCTTTTAGTGACAAAGACCTGACATGGGGGTCATGCAGAAAGGCTAGAATTAACGTATCATGAATCCTCAATGGATTAGGTATTGCTAAATCAAAGTGGGTCTCAATAACATCTAGATCAAACATTGCATTATGGAAACAGACAGCGCGATCACTTGCCCAAATGTCCATTAGCATATCACGAACAAAGCTGAATGAAGTGCTATTATTATGCAGGTGGTCAAATGAATGATACCCATCTGGGTAGACACCTTCAGGGTCATACACCGCCAAGCCTACAGGCTTAGGTGGATACTTAGGGCGAGCTTCAATGCCTTCTGTTTCAAAGTCGAGAAATACAGGTTGCTTTACCATATGGGTGTAAACCTCGGCATGCATTGCACATCAACAATAATATCAGACATCATACCTGAAATCATACGTTTTGTAAGCATAGGCACAGCTCGCATACGATTAGCCTCGCATTCTTGAATAGCGTTAATCACTTCATTTCTGCTCATTTGTTGTACTTTTCCGTCATAGAGTAATTGAACATGTGGTGGGCCATAGGAAGCTACCTGCTGTACGGGTGGTGCAGATGCTGCACACGCCGCCAATATGATTGGTAATACATAGATAATATTACGCATACATTCCTTTCAAAATGGGCTACTAGCTTTTGCGTTCACCCTTCAGGTTAACTCCTTAGAAACGATCTGATTGTATTGCAGGAGCTTCAGCTTCTACTTCAGTTACTACGCCAGCCGAGGCGATTGCGTTACTAACTTCTTCTTTGCTTCTAGCAATTAGAGCCTGCAAAATATCTTGATCCTCAATTGTACGTGTCATACTGAAAGCAACCTTGAACTGAGTCTTAGCATCAGGCAGTACAGATATTTCAGTTACAACAGCCAATGGTGGACGACGTAATGTTGCAGCGATTGTTTGCACATATGTAGCGTAGTTCTTTAGGCTAGTTACAGGTGGACGTAATGCTGCTACTTCTGCGCCTTTAATCTTATCAGCACTGGTTAAAGCATCAACAGGTATAACTAATAGTCGACGTGTTTCACGACAAGCTTTACCCTTTCCACCAGTTGGTGATGAGCCCCATTCATTCTTAGGACAACCTTCACATGTTGCATGTTGCGGAGCAGGTGATGCACTATTAGGTTTCATGCCAATAGCTGATGAGTCAATGCTAAAGCAATCAGGCGGCACAATCTTTGTAGGGTCATACCTTGATGCATAGTACAAACGCTCAATAGGAGCTGCAATGATAACGCATTCCAATTTATTGCCTGCAACAGGGTCACCACGGTAAGTTAGTATGCCACCCTTGGTTGATAAAAATGTTGTTTGTAAAGATGATTGCTCAGCTTTAAGTGACTCAGCTGCCATGCTGGCTAACTGGTCTTCAAACAATGCTATTTGATTTGATGCTACTGCTGGTGCTTTTGCCATGGTAATTTCCTTTACGAGTTGACAAGTTACTTGCGACGAACGACTGATAATTCCCAGACCGACGATGATGACGTCCCAGGCACAACCTCTCCAGCTTCCCATCGTTCCTTAAAGGCAGCTGAAGACAAACGCTTGTGTAAAAGCTCAAACTCACCAGTTGATGCAACATGCTTATAGAACGCGTCCCAATCTTCAATGGCGGGGTGTGTAACCTGACGCATGGTGCATGACGCCTTATCAGACGCTGCTTTACTGATGCCTGCATTAGCCATTTGCTCCATAATATCAGCTTCAATTCTGGCTAACTTTTCATTACAACTTTTAATTTGCTCAGCAAAGCCTTCTTTTAAAGCTTTAGTCTCAACAAACTCATTAATCAAATCATTAATATTCATTAATTTGCTCCGGATGATTTACGGTGAATTGCGTTTTGTATTGCAGGCTCAGGGGGCATCCACCCAGAAGGCTTGACAACATCATATTGTGAGCCTCGCAACGATCGAGTATACGGACCTGCAGGTTCTTTTTGCATGTTGGCTGTGTGCACAGCTTCAAAGATCTCTTCAAATGGTAGACCCATCGCGTGTGCACAGCCTAAGGATACATACACTAAATCAGCGATCGCATCAGCAGCGCCTATTAAATCATGCTCCTCATTGGCTTTAAGATACTCAGAGAGCTCCTCCATAATAAAGCGTGCGAAGTATGATGTCTCCTCAGCGCTTAATAACTTAGGTACAGTCCCAATAGGCAGGCCCATCTTCTCTCTAAATATTCCAACAGATTTAAACATTACGCTGCGCTCCTAAAGTCTTGTGACCATAATAATTCTTGAAGCCAATACGGCCTTGGTGCTTTGCCTTTGTAATACACTAATGGCATTGTTGCAATTTTGCTGGCGTAATAGCGACGATATGATGTAAGTGCGTTATCGCTTTTGTAAGCATCAGGCATTGCCAAGGGTGGTGTTTGCCAACGGTAAGGGATATCGTGCATATCTTTAGGCGCAAGTAGTAATTCAGCAACAAGAACCTCGTGTGACTTATGGCGTTTGCCATAACGTTTATAGAACTCGGCGCCTAAGCCACAAGCTAAATCGACAAGGTAATTGTAATGTAATACAGACTGACGAACCCAGACAGCACTAGGATGATTTTTGTGTGTAGGTTTATAGGTAACATTGGCGCCATTGCCATAGTGGTGATGCGCAGTGGCTAGGAGTTGACAGGATTCGATTAGCATTTTGCCAACATGTTTATCGCAATGCATAGTTGCTGCAATTTGTGCTACGGGGTGGAGATAGAAGATGTTCATACAATACCTTTCAAAGATCAATAAGTAAACTAGTAACAAGAGACAACAAAATAATTATACAATAAAAGAGGGGCCGTGGCCCCAATTTTTTACGCTAAAGCCATTAAAGCAGTAACAACTTGTTGCTTAACATTAACGCCACCGCCAAACCAAGCATTAGCAAGTCTTGCATCGGATGTACGAGCTGTTTCCCAATCAAGTAACTGAGTCACAGCGTTTAAAGCACCCCATGCTGTACCCTTGGCTGATTCAAGATCAGCACCGATACCAGCGCCTTGGTATAACTCTAATGCACGAACAGCAGCGCGGCTTGGCTTGTTCTCATCGCCACCAAGAATCTTAGCAAAGATAAAATTAGCTCGAGCTGATGATACTTTGATACGAGCCAGAGCTTCGGCTGTATCTTTAAACATTTTGAAGCTGCTATCAAAGTTAGCTAATTGATTCTTAACATCAGCTGCTTTAAATACTGAGTTATGACGCACACTAACATCAGCTTTTTTACCTGCTGTAGCTAATTGCAATGTGTTGTTGCAAACAACTCGGACACTAGTAAGACGTGCTTGAGTGGCAAGGGAACCATCAGCTGATGAAGCTAATAGAAGATATTGATTAACACGATCGCCTGCAAGAGAGAACTCGCCGTTCATCTTAGCCAATGCCCAGTAATGAGCACCGTCACGTAAAACACCGGCTGTTTCTAGATTAGCAATTGTGCCAACGATATCGCGGAAGAATTCAAGAACTTCGATCGGCTGTACAATTTTGTATTTGTCAGATACTAAGCCTAAGGGCATTGCGCTGTCAGTACGATACATTACTTTACGACCTGCATATTTGCTATGTATTTTAGAACCTGCAAAGCCGGGCGTTGTAAACTCTACATCAGTTGTTGCTAATGAGAAATCTAAGCCAGATTCTTGAGCCCAAACTTCTAAGGGAGCATCGGCAGTTAATACCTGACCGAGGCCGTGCCATGGAGTTGCGCCAACGTAGGCCATTGCGTTTTTACCTGCTGCTGTTTTTGCGATTTCGTGTGACATTTTAAATCCTTTCAATTAACATTTATTTAACAAGAGAAAATTAACTAAGTTACTACAATTTCAATTCTAATGTGTTTCCAGAGTTTGTAAACAGTTTTATGCAAAATAGTTCAAAATAATTGAAGTTTATCATATCGTGAAAAGAAATCAGCATTTTAACCCTCAGAACCATTAGTTAGTGTAGCCCAAACTTCTGCAGTAACCTGTATACTACTGTATCTGTTGCCGCAAGATAGGCATTCATGGCGTCTTTGCACGTAGGCATACCCATCTTGCTCTTCAGTTTTATACGTACGCACGTCCCAAACCTTGGATTTTGATTCACATGTAGGGCAAATCATTTTTTATGTTTCCAATCTTCAAGGATTTGCAATAGATGTTTACGAAAATTAACACGCAAAACTAACTCACCCGGTTGATACATGTTGATGAATCGTTGCAGTGGGTCCATATCGCCTTGCCACACACCTGTTGATTCAGGCAGCACATCAATGTCTAATGGCTGCCGCACTGGCGATATCATATTGATTTGCTCAGTTAATGGTGCGTCTGCGCCTTCTTTAACTTTACGTACACGCGCAATCTTTTCTTTTTCATCTAACTTGCTATTTGCTTCTTCACCAATAAACTCTTTCATTTCTCACTCGCTTTCTGTAGCATTGCTCTTGCAAATAATATATAGGCCTCTTCCATCGTTGCACCATCTATGGTTGGCATTGTTTTAGCTATGTCTAGAATTTCCTCATTGGTTAGTTCTTTTGCTGACGAACAACAACATTGACTAGGTACTCTGTGGCATTTGCTACAAAAAATATTTTGGTTCATTTCTCACTCGCTTTCTTTAGTATTGCTCTTGCAAATTCAATTTCACCTTCGATAGTACAGTCACCAGCGCCTATAAATTGAACGTGTACAGTCAAATGTTGCTGTGCAATATGTTCTATTTCCTCATCGGTTAACTCACGTTGTTGCTTAACCATCTTGCAAATTAATCTCCACTCTTTTTGTGTAGGCAATATATCAGGGTTCATAATAATTTCTTTATTCATTTCTTTATCCTTTTTAAATATGTTAATTGGAAACGAATTGTTAAAGTCTTTTACACCTTGCCACCATTCGTCTGAATATCTTTTCATTTTTCTCGCGTTTTCATCATTTCATCAGCTATATGATACGCCATTACAGCTAAACAATGCTCAGGCGTTTCATTTTCTTGTGAAGCTATTGAAAAAATAACTTTATGAACTTCTTTATTAATTACAAGTGCAGGCATTGCCTGCCCAGCAAAGTAATCCCTCAAGTCCATACCGCTATTTTCTTTAACACCAATTACATCACTTCCGTAAATCGATTCCCTACTTGGAAATGCTTTCATCTATCGCTCCTCATTGTTCGTTTAGCTTCTTCACATAATTTTGCGTAGTCTTTAGGCACATCGGGATGCCAACCGCCAAGCAGTAAATCACAGTTCAGTTTATAGACTTCCTCTCTTCGACTCACTTCAGTCAAATAGATAATGCAACCACAAAACACAATCCACATGGCTATAGCCCACCACATGTGCGGTTTCATTTGAGTAGTCTTTTTTCAATGAATTGCGTCAGTTGCTCGCTAGTGGACTCGGGATTTACTTCAAGTATTCCAATAGTAACCATGGCAGCTTGCCGCCACGCCTCATCCCACACAGCTTTAGGGTCTTTGAGTAACCCTTTAGCGTTAGCACGATCTAACAGAAGCGCCCACTCTTCATACGCTACTTCCCATTGCTCTTTCATACGACCTCCAAGTATTTAGTTCCCTTTGCCGTTAGTTGGCACATTTTAGTACGAGAATCTTCTTTGTCAGTTTGAATCTTGATGTAAGAAAACTCACGTAGCCATTTTAATCCACCATGAATGGTTGTCATTGAGGCAATACACTTGGAGTGCGAGGACCCCATCGCGTCCATCACAGTCAATGGTCCCTCATTATGTATCACATTCAATACCAACTCCGCAACTGCAGGCATACCGGAAGCGTTACGCTTCTTGTGCCAGTCTAAAGGCTTCATACTTTCTCCTTAAATTAAAAAAGCTAATACCAACATAAAATACAACGTAATGGCGCCAATCAGGCCCATGCCTACAATTTGCCACAAGGGCGGGTCACGATCATCACGCATTATAGATCTCCCGGCGTAATTTCTTCTGCAGCTTGCTTTTCTGCCAACATGGTTGCAAGATCATAAGCCTTCAAGTAGATAAACTTGCCAAGGCCTGCCATGTTATTCTCATTGACATACTCAACCATCTTTTCGTTATCAGCAACAGACAACTCAGACATAGCGTCAATCAGCATCTCAGCTGGCTTGTAAGTAGTATTCATGAGCTCGTTAACGCGGTCATCAATCATGCACTGGTGTAAGTCATTAGTGTCATACTGTGTATCTGTTGTAAGCCAAGAGTCAAAAGTTTTCATTGTATATTCTTTCAAGGTAAGCCCCCGAAGGGGGCTGGTTATTAACGGGATGTTACTTTGCAAGTAATTGAAGCTGTTGTTTTTGTGTACGCAGCAATCTGCTCAGCGCTTAACTGAATCTTGTGATCTTCACAAATCTTTTTGTAATCGATTGTGTTACGCTGCGACAACGTAATAGTGGCGTTGTATAGGTTGCCTGCATACTTACCTTCACCTTGGTTTTTCAACTCATCTTTTAAAGCTTCGACCTGCTCGTTAAGATCAGCAACCTGTGCAAGTAATAAGCCTAGGTTATCAACATTGGTTAGTTGGATGTCTAAAGTTTTCATATTTTGTTACCTTTCAATAGTCAGTTAATTTGTACTACAATTGAATATTACATCATTTCTAGAAAATAATACAACATTTTTAAAGTATTTGCATTTATTTCATATCGTGAAATACTTAAGATTATTGGTATAAATAATTAGAAATGGTGTAATATGTTATTGTAGTAATGGAACCGCTAATTGATCATTGAAAGGAGAGTACATGCGAGACACACAACTCATACAGCAAGATAGTATAAATTTAGTGCTATCACAAAAGAATGAATTAAAATGAACAAACGCCTAGGTGGAGTAAACATCTAGGCGTTCGTTATCTGAATAAAGAGGACATATATGCAACAACAAACTGTGCCATCAGGGTTTGGCGCAAGTGTTATCACACCTGAACAATTATACACAAAGTTTCTGCTTGACCGGCAATTTGACGATACTGACATTGCTCTCTTAGGGTTGGAGCTCTTATCTCCAGACCAAACCAAGGCGCTAATTGGCCACACTTATGAGTGGTCAGTTAAACTGCCGTATTACGGAGTCGATGGTATTGCTACCAACTTCCACCGCGTAAGGCTTCTTATTCCTAAGAGTAAGATGAAATACAGCCAAGCACGTGCTTCAGGCTCACATATCTACTTTCCCCCACGCACGAATTGGAGTAAAGTTATCAAGGATGTGGAAATCCCTATCATCATCACCGAAGGGGAGTTCAAGGCCTGGGCCATTACCAAAACATTAGTTAAGGATAACCTATTGTACGCCTGCATCGGGTTGGCTGGAGTCACTTCTTGGACCGACAAGAATGGGCTCCACCTACATAAGGACTTAATGCAAGTCATGTGGCGTAAAAAGACCAGCTTTGAGTCCAAGAGCCGCAAAGTCTACATTGTATTTGATTATGACGGCGCTAAGGAAGAAGGCGAGCCTAATGAACAGGTTGCATTAGCTGAAACAAAGTTGGCCATCACGTTAAGAGGCTTAGGCGCTGAGGTACACCTGTGCAGAGTTGGCCGGTTTAGCTCTGGCGTTGGCAAAAAGTACGCAATCGATGACCATCTCATGGCTGGTGGAAGTCTTGGTGAGGTACTTACCACAACCAGCATCGTCATGAACGGTGTAGACACGCTTGATGTAAAGCTTCACGAGTTCTCTACACGTTACGCGCTATATAACGGCGATGTGATTCGTTTAGGCGATGGCCACATCATGAACTTTCAAAAAGCTAAGATTGACAGCGCGCAGCATATCTTCATACAAACAAACACTGTCCCGAGCAGAAATGGCGGACCACCTAGAGTTATCAGCAAAGAAGTTCCTATGCTTGAAGAGTACAAAAAATGGACACGCCGCTGCGATATCCGCAAAGTTGGTGTATTTCCACAGTACCAAGGTATTCGTATCACACCTGACGGCTGCTACAACTATCTGAACGCTTGGTCATATGAACCTACTACAGATAGTCCACAACTATACCTAGACTTTTGTACATACTTCTTTCGTGATGAGCCTGACTTTGCTGAGTACTGGCACGACTGGGTGGCTAACATCATTCAAATACCTAGTCGGCGCAACTACACAACTCCACAGTTTGCATCCGCCAAGGAAGGTATTGGCAAATCTGCAATCGCTGAGTTTATCGCTGAGATGATGGGCACAGGTGAAAACAGTCCCGCTGCTATCGTAGGGCCAGATGAGCTCTTTGGCAACTTTAACGGCATGCTGAAGAACAAACTGTTTGTGGTTGTGAATGAACCATCATCCGACAGAGACGATCACTCTGCCAAGCTTAAAAACTACATCACGTCCAACGAGATTGCCATCAATAATAAGTACGGCGCGCAATATAGTGTGACAAACTACCTGAATTTTGTCTTTACCACTAATAAGCCTTATGTTACTCATATGGGAAATACTGCGAGGCGAGAAGCTATTTACAGTCCAGTCACGTTAACTAATACTGAGACGCACCCCAAAGTATCTGAACTCATGAAGTGGGCTCGTTCTGGGGGCTTTGGTGATGTACTTAACTGGTATTATGAAAGAGACATCTCTAATTTTGACGCTCGCAAAGCTGCTCCGCTGACCAAGTCTCGTGATAAAGCAATACAATTAAGCAAGACGCCATTAGAAAGCTTTGCCAACGAGTTACGTGAATGGGTGGTCGATCAGCTTGAAGGCGTGGCAGCTTTCACGACTCAACAGCTTGACATTTTAAGCGAATCGTGGGGAAATGGCAACAAAGTGAATCAACAATATTTACGCAAAGCGATGAGCGCATGTGGCGAAATCGAGCTAAATAAGGCGATAAAGATTGAAGGGAAGACTGTTCGACACACAATTTTTCAGGTTACAGCGGATGTAACCAAAATGCCCGAAAAGAGTGAAATCACGAGTTACGCTGAGGTTGCAAGAAAAACTGCTGAAGCGATATCACGAGAGGTGGTGCAACAAACTACTTTTTAGTGTAACCTTGTAACCTTTGTGTAACCTACGAGGGCCTTTTATTTATTGTAAAGTTACAAGGTTACAGTAGGTTACAGTAATAATATAATATATATAATAATAGATAAATATATATAGATATACACATTTCCTATATAGTTTTCGACCTGTGTAACCTGTGTAACCTGTGTAACCTGTCCATTTTTGCAAAAAATCTACACATTTTTTAACTTTTGAGATACAATCATTTTATGACGACAAAAACACCATCAAAGAACGGAAAGTTCTTAGGACGTCCAAGCAAGTACGACTCCGCTTATTGCGAACAAGTGATTGAGCTTGGCAAGCTCGGCAAATCACGTTGGGCGATCGCTTCGATACTGGGTATCACGCCTAGCAATCTCATGAACTGGGAACAAGTGCACGACGATTTTCGCGAAGCCTTGCACATTGCAAGACAAGATGCGCTTGCATACTGGGAGCTTTTGGCTGAAAATCACCTGATTGAGACGCCTGGTGCGCCCAAGCTAAACACAGGACTCTGGTCTCGCTCGATGGCTGCGCGGTTCCCCAATGAGTATCGTGAAAACTCCAAGGTTGAAGTGTCAGGCAACAACGGCGGCGCAATTCAAGTCGACGTAATTCACGACTTTGCACAAGAGCTCATGTCGGATCTCCTCGCTGCAAGACAAGCGGATGCTGAGTCAAGCGACAAGTGAGCGCTTAACCAAGCGCATTCAGTCTGGCCCCGATCTCAACAAAGCTACGCCAGAGTGGCGTGGTGCACTTAAAGCTCGAACCAAGTGGTTGTCTATTGCCAATGACCATCAAATCACGCCAAGTGGTGACTGGTGGTCGATCTGGTTACTCTTGGCAGGTCGAGGAGCCGGTAAGACACGCTGCGCTGCTGAGTGGGTGTGGTGGGAGGCTTGGACTCAGCCTAACACGCGTTGGCTAGTCTCCGCGCCTACAAGTGGCGATGTGCGTGATGTCTGCTTTGAGGGAGAGTCCGGACTGCTTAACGTAGTGCCCAACATTCTCATCAAGGACTACATTAAGTCGCTACATGAGATCAAACTCGTGAATGGGAGCATGATTAAAGGAATCGCAGCTTCTGAGCCTGATCGCTTTCGAGGTCCGCAGTTCCATGGTGGCTGGCTTGACGAGCTCGCAGCCTGGGACTACCTTGACGATGCTTGGGACATGCTGCAATTCGGCATGCGACTTGGCCAACACCCAAAGCTGATATGCACTACGACTCCTAAGCCTAAGCCCTTGATAGTGGATCTCGTGAATCGCGATGGTGATGATGTATGTTACACCACAGCAACCACGTTCGACAACATTCAGAACCTTGCTCCTAACTTCCAAAAGCAAATCCTGCAATACGAGGGTACAAAGATAGGGCGCCAAGAAATCTACGCCGAGATCATCGACCCCGAAGAGTCTGGTATCGTGAAACGTGAATGGTTCAAGCTCTGGCCCCATGAGAAGCCACTGCCTAAGTTTCAATTCGTGGTGCAAAGCTATGACTGCGCCACATCTGACAAGACTAAAAACGACCCGACTGCTTGCGTTGTGTTCGGCATCTTTAAACCTAGCGACGATAAGCCTCTGTCAGCCATGGTCATTGACTGCTGGGAAGAACACCTGCAATACCCTGACCTGCGACCTCGTGTTGTCGAAGAAGCTACGTCGATTTACGGCGACGACAATGAATTCGGTAACGGAAAGAAGGTTGACATGATTCTGATTGAGGATAAGAGCGCCGGTATCTCCCTCATCCAAGACTTGCAACGTGCTGGCCTGAACGTAAGAGCGTATAACCCGGGCATGGCAGACAAGACACAACGTCTCAACTTGGTTGCACCTATCATCCAACGCGGCTTGATCTACGTGCCTGAGTCCAGTGTGCGTGAAGGCGCAGCACGAGATTGGGTAGAGCCACTCATCAGCCAGCTATGCGCCTTCCCCGAGGTACGACATGACGACTTGGTGGATGCTACCACACAAGCACTACGTTTATTACGCGATCAAGGTTTCCTTGTGCTTGATTATGTGTATAATGATTCTGATATTTACGTAGATGACACTCAACCGCGGAGAGTCAACCCATATGCCGTATGACGATATTGACCCAACTGATCTAGCTAGAATGCAAGCAGCAGTTGACTTCAATCGTTACGACGATGGTGCAAGCCAATTACAACGCAGTCCTTTTATGCAACAGGTCGGGCTCTTTGGTAAAGCAAAGCCTAAGCCTGTTGTAACTCCGAATCTATCACGACGCACGATGGGCCTAAACATTCCTACGCAGATGCCCGATCAATTGCCTGCCGTGATAGACCCTTTGGCAAAGCTTCCACCCGGAGGCCCTATTGCCGCGCAGCCGTCTGCATTGCCACAATCGCCTATGGGCCCACAAGCACAAGCACAAGCACCTGCAGAACCTGTTAACCCATTAACCGCGCTTGCTAAGATGCCTATGTCAAGGCGTAAGTTCATGGAGATACCTGCTAACGCTGCAGTGTCACGTATAGGTAAGCAAGCTGTAGGTACCATTGCGCCTAAAGCTATACCTGAAGTCGTGCCTGAGATTGCGCCTGAAGTTGTAAGAAGCGTTGCGCCTACGATTTCTCCAACAATACCTTTGATTGATAAGTTTTTTAGAGAGAGTATGCTTGATAGCGTTGTTGAGCAAATGAATAGTGATGACTGGGGTGCAGGCTCTGCGTATGGCTTTTATGACGATGTGCGACATCACTTAAAAGATAAGATACCCACTAAAGATTTAGAGAAGCTTGATAAATACTCAACGTATTTATCAAATTCGTATGAGAAAATCTTTGAGGGCGCAGAGCCTACAAAGTCGCACTACAACACAGTAAAAAAGTTTGGCGATCTCTTTGGTAAGTACTTGGATTACGTGCCAATGGAAGACTTCCTAGGCGGCACAGAGTTTACTCGCACGGTTGATGAGCCTGCGTATATGAAAAGTATGTTAGAAGATTTTGACTTTACAGAAGGTCAAATTGATGAGTATTTACAGCACTTTTTTGGCGACAACTTAAAACGATATGAAGGGTTTGGTGAAGACTGATGGCGCTAGTTTACGACGAACTTGGCAATGTCATTGGTGATGACAGCACACCTGATATTCCTACACGGCCTGATGTTGACGCCATGAAGTTTGAGCTGGCAAAGAAGAGTACGCAGCCACAGATGTCCATCAGTGAGATGGGCTCCAACTTTCTTGGCAACCTAAAAGACTACGAGCAAAGACTTGGGCTTACAAACCTAAAGAAACTTGTGAGCCAGATTCCTGCAGTCAAAGCTGTGCAGCCACTTGCTGAGGTGCCTATATCATTGGCAACAAGTGTGCCTGCTGCGTTTTCATATGGGTATGTACCACCCGGTTCTCCTAGGTCTGCGTATGACGAAGCTCAAGCTCGATCTGCAGCGTTGCAGTACCAATCGGACAACCCTTACACAAACCAGATGCTTGAGGATTTAGGCGAGACGTTTAAAGGTATGCCTGCATACATCCCAACTGCAGGTGCTTTTAGGCCTCGTTCTACAGATGCACGAGTTCTTAGAGCTCAAGCCGCGGCTACAGGCAAAGAGATAGCAGATATCCCAGCAGACTTTATTAATGCGCAGCAAAGGCTTAAAGCTATGACTGCTGAAGGCAAGCCTACGTATGGCGTGTCTATTCAACAAATGGCTGATGAGTTAGGCAACTATGCGCAACGGCAAAAAGAGCGTGGCAAGCCTATTGTTTCAATCCTTGGTGCTAATCTGGTGCCTGAGACAAAGCTAAACGCTGTGCGCAATGTGAATGAAGGCCAGTTGCTACGACCCGTTGATACAGAATCACGTACATTAGCAAATGCAACAGAAGGTGATACTACACGGTCAATGCCTGGGATTGCAAAAGTTCTCAGTAAATTAGAAACGGTTAACCTTGATAACCCTACTGCAATAATAGAAGCGTATTCAGGCATTGTTGCGCCTGCTGTAATGGGTGCGTACAATGATTACGTACGAAACAAAGTATTTGAAATGTACCCGTACATTGATGACGTGACTGGGGCGTATAAAGCGTATAATATGGGTACAAGTCCAGAGCGTCAAGCACAAAATCGAGTAAAATGGCTTGACGAGTTCACGCAAACACCTGAAGCTCAGGCGCTTGCTGCGTCTGAAAATTCTCAATTACCTACGCTTGCAGAATTTACTGATCGAGTAAAAGCGGCTGAAAGTTTTAAGTCAGGTCCATTTACACAGCAAATTGCAAAGTACGCAGGTACAGCAGAAGATCCGCTTTTACAAGCAGCGCGACAAGGGGTTACAGTCTACTCACCTAATAACTTGCTAACAGAAAGCGTAATGGGTGATGCAAATATTGCAGCAAAAGCTCGTGCAAGTGCAGTTTCACCGCAATACCCTCAAGGTCGAGAACCCTTAGGCGAATACGCAAAAGAATTAGCTGACTCAAACGCAAGGATTGCGGAATTAAAAGCTAAAGTTGATGAGATTACTCAAAGGCGCATGGCTACTGCACCAGACTCAGAAGCTAACAGAGTAACAACAAATCTTCGTAATGACGCAATTACTGCGTTGGAGCGTGAACAAGAAAATAATCAAAACATTCAAATTGCAAGAGCATACGAGATAGCGTCTGATTTAAGTGTTAAAAAAGGCGCAGCTTCAAATTTTGCGTCTATAATTGATCCAAGATATCGACAATTCTTTCCGCAATTGCAAGATACAAGAACCCCTTCTGATGCGCCTATGTTTGACATTGATCGTATTCGCTTTGAGCTTACAGGTTTACCAGTCTTAGGGCAGCAATACATTAACGCAATCATGAAAGGCGAGATTCCGCCGAATCAGGTTAACAATATGTCGTTAGCTAAGTTTCTCAAAAAAGCTGTTGCGCCGCGTATTGCACAAGAAAAGGCAGAAAGACGTAATAGCACTGTAAGACTTGAGACGCTTGATAATGCTTTGCCTAATACTGTAAATACAATACCTAACGATCTACGCTTTGGCAATGTAGGTGTTATTGAAGTTACTAAAGACATGCCCAGAATAGAAAGATTGCGTAACTTTTCACTTGCTACTGAGTTTCTTGATGTTTGCACAGGCGAAGACGGTAGTGGTGGAAACGCAAAGCTACATTTTCTTACAGGCAAGCCGCGTAGGTACACTCCAATACTTGACTATATAACAGGCGAGACGTTTCAAGGTTCTACAGGCGTTGAGCGACGAACATATAGCAGTAATGTGCAAAGAGGCGATAAGATTTCGGATATACATGACATAAATACAGGGCATGTAGTTGCACAAATTGAGTTTAATAAAATAGGCTCAACAACTGCTTCTACACCAAAGTATAACATAAATTACGTGTCAGGCTATCACAATCAAGCAATTAAGCCCGAATACCAAGTAGCAATTAAAGATTACTTAAACTCACGCGCTTCTGAGATTATAAGTGCAGGTCCGCACTTAACAGATAACATAGCATTGTATGACGCAAAGAGCAGATCTAGCGTAACAGCAGCGCTAGACAAAATTGGTAAGCCGCGTGACGCAATTCCTAATAGCGTAATACAAAGTGAGTTGCCTCGCTTCTTTACAAAAGAAGATATTAAAGCGCTAATACCTACACAAGCAGCTGCTGTTAGTTACCAAGGCGATTTAGAAAGCTTACGCTTACAAAAAAATGAGTTGCAAGATCGTATAAGCAATGGGTACTACGCAGATGCTGACGAGATTAATACTGTGCAGCAACAAGTTGACGAGTTTGATAGAGAGATAGCACGCGTTGAGCAGCAGATTGCTGAGCAAGGCCAGCAACGCCCTCGTAGATTGCCTGACATATTTGCACCTAACATTACGCCACAGATTGGGCAAGTGCTTCGTGACTTAGTTGAAAGTGAGCGTAATATATTAGCAAGCAATATAGTATTGGATAATCCTACACGTACAGGGCGTGCAAGACAAATTTTTCAAGATCTTCTTACGGAGGTACTACAAAATAACCCAGTTGCTGACGGCCCATTTGATCTCATCTCTGAGTTGCATGGCCTTATAGCAAATGAAGAGATTGAGCTTCCTGCTATTCGACAGTTACATGCTTTGGGGCTAATGATAGAAGAAAGATTAAACGACTTTGGTATTCAGAATGAGGTGTTTGACCCTAACGCTTGGGAAGCTGAGCCTGAACAGCGTATGCCCGTTGCGCAACGACCTGCGCTTGATCCAGCAATGGCTGCGTTTATGTTTTCAGAATATGAAAACGCACTAAGCGCGCTTGATATGCCTAACCCTGAGCATACACAAGAATTGGTAGACAACTTTAATAGACTATATCGAAGCGCAGCAGAAGAGCACAACCCGGAAACACACCCTCGTGAGTTTATAGATGCTTTGCACGCGCGTTGGGTGGATGACCCTATGGAAGACCCAGATCTTACTCGTGCAATATTTGCGCTTAGACGCAATGTTATAAATGAACTTAACCCAGTTCAAATTGACTATGTTTCAGTTACAGAAGATATAATGGACAATGAAAGGCCTGGGCCTCTAGTTCGTGACGCATACGAATCAGCTATGGGTAACCTAGTTAATTTATATGGCGATACGCCACAGACGTTACTTGGATCATTGCGCGATTACATTGCAGAAATTGCGCCATTACGCCCAAATGGCGTTGTAGATCGCGACATTCTCAGAGCGTATGGGCTACGTACAAGCGGGCAAGCACACCAACTTTTAGATGCGTTTCTTGCGACTATTACACGTATAGAGCGTGAAATGGGTAGACAACGTGAAGTTTTCCCAGGTCAGTTGATACCTGAAGAGCAAGTGCCTGATGAAGTACGCGCTGACATGCTAGACCAAGAGATTGAAGGCATGGCTGAAGATATTATGTATGCGCTTGATGATCAATATGACTTTAATAACATTGAGCCTGCTACAATTCGTTCCCTTATACGAAGTTTAGAAGAAGATAATATTGAAGATGTTTTAGGCTTTGCAACACAGGACTTTGAAATTAATGGCGAAATACCGCCCGCTTTAGTACAATCATTAATTGCAAGATTGCGCAATACTCTTCGAGGAATAGAAGATAATGCTGCTATGATGAACGAAGACGAAGGCCCGCGCCCTTATGCAACGCCTAATGAAGCGTTTGTAACTTTTGTTAACGCCAATGACCAGTTTGAAGGGCCTGATGGCCAATCAACATTGCAAACACTTTTACAGTTTATACAGCGTCCAAATTTACGTGAAAGTCTTCATCTACAAAATTTTACGCCTGAGCAAATTCAAGAGCTTGACGAGCTGTTGCGTAACTACGCCCGTCAGCTTAATGCGCCTCCTGCAGAGCAACCGCCTGCCGCACCTGCAAGAGTACAAGCGCCTCGTGAAGTTACAGGGTTTAATGATGTAGTATATCCGCCTGTATATGAGGCTGTGCGCATTTATGAGACTCAGCGTAATCAAACTGTATACCACGCAACTACTGCTAACAGGCCAATGATGAGTACTCAGGAAGGGCGCTTAATTCCTAATTCTGTATCTGCGTCGTATCGACCTGACGCGGTATGGGGGCCTAGACAATTTACTCTTCGAATCCCTAGAGGCTCACGCATAGGCGAAATAAATAATATATTTGATCTTGTACCAAGATACGCAGATGACACGCCTCTTAACATTGGGCGGTATTTACGACAATACGCTGAAGAGCAAAACCTTGATGTGCTAAAGATACGCAATGTAGGTGGCGTAGGCACAGAGTATGCAATTATTAATCCTGACTTATTACCCAGACTTAATGAGCCACCCGCAGGACGTAAAGATGGTGGTATAATTCGTATGGCTGACGGTGGGCCAGTATCAATAGACGCAATGAAGTACGCCTTAATGAGGAATAAATAATGCCTGAAATGCCAATACCGCAAGACTATAATCGCTTTATTAATGGCGATGATAATAACGGCTTGCTTGATAATGAGATGGACGATGAGTCGATTAACGCAATACTAAGTCAAGACGAAGCAGATGTAGAAGAACTACCTGACGGGTCAGCAATTGTTAAGCTTGAAGATCTTAAAGGGCCAGATGATAATCCGGACTTTTATGAAAACTTAGCTGATTCTATTGATAGCTATGACCTTAACTCAGTCGCGCTAAAGTATCTTGACCTGATTGAAAAAGATAAAGAAGCTCGAGAAGATCGTGATAAGCAATATGAAGAAGGTATTCGTAGAACAGGTTTAGGGCATGACGCTCCCGGTGGAGCTCAGTTTATGGGTGCTTCTAAAGTAGTCCACCCAATCATGGCTGAGTCCTGCGTAGACTTTGCAGCTCGCGCGATTAAAGAGCTATTTCCTGCTGATGGACCCGTTAAGACTAAAATCATTGGCGAGGTAACTGAAGAGAAGACAGCCAGAGCTGAGCGTAAGCGCGACTATATGAACTGGCAGCTAACTGAGCAGATCGAAGAGTATCGTGATGAGCAGGAGCAAATGCTTACGCAATTACCACTTGGCGGCTCACAGTACATGAAGATGTGGTGGGATGAGCAAAAGCGCCGACCATGCGCAGAGTTTGTGCCTATTGATAATATCTATCTTCCATTTGCGGCTGTTAACTTCTACACTGCAATGCGAGTTACTGAGGTGCAAGACATTACGCAAGAGCAATTTGAGCTTCGTGTGTCAAGTGGCTTGTACATCGACTTAGGAATTTACCGGTCGTCTGAAGAGCCTAAGGAAAGTAAAGCACAAAAAGCTAATGACAAGGTAGAAGGTAGAAAAGATAGTGGTGAGAACATTGACGGCATCCGTCGTGTGTTCCATATTCAAACATGGCTTGAGCTAGAAGAAGATAACATCACTAAAGGTGAGCGTGCGCCGTATATCCTCATGATTGATGAGAATGAAAGCGCTGTTGTAGGTTTATATAGGAACTGGGAAGATGGTGATGAGACGTATACAAAACTGGATTGGATCATCGAGTTTAAATTCATTCCTTGGCGCGGTGCATATGCTATTGGTCTGCCTCATCTTATTGGTGGTATCTCTGCTGCTCTCACTGGTACACTTAGGGCTTTACTCGATTCAGCGCATATCAACAACGCGCCTACAATGCTTAAGCTCAAAGGGGCTAAGATTTCTGGACAAAGTACGGTTATTGAGCCTACGCAAGTTGCTGAGATAGAAGGCGCACCCGGCGTAGATGATGTACGTAAGATTGCAATGCCTGTGCCATTTAATCCGCCAAGCCCAGTATTATTTGAGTTAATGGGCTGGTTAACTGAGCAAGGCAAAGGTGTTGTTACTACTTCTGAAGAAAAGATTGCTGATGTAACAAGCAATGCGCCAGTAGGCACTACACAAGCACTGATTGAACAAGGCGCTGCAGTCTTTAGTTCCATTCATTCTCGACTGCATGATTCACAGCGACGTGTCTTTAAGGTTCTAGGAAGGTTGAATCGCTGGTATTTAGATGATCAACGTAAAACAGAAGTTGTACAAGATTTACAAGTTACGCCTGACGATTTTATTACTAACTCTGATATTATTCCAGTATCTGACCCGCATATCTTTGCTGAGTCGCAACGTTACGCGCAGATTCAAACGCTTGCATCGCGAGCTGAAAAAAATCCTGACTTGTACAATCGCCTTGCTGTTGAGAAACGAATCTTAAAGCAGATTAAGTTGCCTGATATTAATGAAGTATTACCGGACCCACAAGATGTGAAAGACATGAACCCAGCTCTTGAGAATGTGTCTATGACACTTGGTAAGCCAGTTGGCGCGTTCCCTGCGCAAGATCATTTGGCGCACTTTATTAGCCATATTCAGTTTGCGCAAGATCCGATCTTTGGTGGCAACCCTATTATAGCGCCGGCGTTTATACCTGCATGTTTAGAGCATTTAAAGCAGCACTTAACATTATGGTACTTAGGCCAAGCTGATCGCTACACTAGTGAAGCGTTAGGTAAGCCTTACAACATTCTAAAAATACAACCTACAATGCGCGAAGCTCAGAAGTTGCTAGCGGTATCATTGCAGCACGTGCATATGGATAGCAAAGAAGTATTAAGTGAAGTTGGTAAGACTATTGCGCAGATGCTTGACATGATGAAGAAAATGCAGCAAGATCATCAGCAAATCGATCCAAGTATTAAGATGCAGATTGATGCATTGACACAGACACAAATGGCGGAGACACAACGTAAGGCTGCTAAAGATCAAGCTGATATGCAATATAAGATGCAAGATATGCAAATTATGAACCAAGAAAAACAAGATCAGATTGTTGCAGATCAGCAGATTAAAGCAGCAGAAATTACGCATGATATTAACACCATGACTTTAGAAAGACAGTTTGCAGCAGAAGAGCAGCAAGCGCAGCATGAGCGTCAGATGCAGCAGCAAATGCAACAACAGCAAGCAGCACAGCAACAAGCACAGGCGGCGCAACAACCGCCTCAGCAACCACAACCACCACCACAAGGAGCAGGAAATGTCTGAAGCAATTAGTGCCCACAAAAAAATGGCAATGGGAATGACAGAGGGCAATGTCATGAAAAAAGGCGGTAAAGTAGCTAAGTACGCAAGAGGCGGCTCAGTTAAAAAGCCGGCTGACGTAATGTATAACGAGCCTAAGGGCGCGGAACGTAACCGAATTGGTGCAGTACCAGAGTCAAAAGCTCAAACGCTGATTAACAACAGCAGTCAAAAGCTGCCGTTTGTTAAGCCAACTGGCAAAATTGCCACGTTGAAAAAAGGTGGTATGGCTGCAAAGAAACCCGGTCTAATGATTGTTGTATCTATGGGTAAGAAACCTGCAGCTAGAGGGCGTTAATGCAAATTAGTGCTCTCATTACACTGATTAAACAACGTCGGCAAGAAATTGCTGAAGGTTTGGTAAATGGAAATTGTGCTAATTTTGAAAGTTACCAGCGTTTAGTCGGTCAATCACTAGGCTTGGCAGAAGCTTTGCAGATGATTAATAACTTACTTGATGAGGAAAGAAAAGATGTCAAATGATATCGAACAGACGCTTGAAGAAGCGTTTCCAGTGTTGGACCCTTTAATGGCGCCGTATGGTGCAAGAGTTCTTGTACAATTAAGAGCTGTTAAAGAAAGAGTGACGAGTGCAGGTATAGTACTGCCTGAAGAGACAAAAGAAACCGAGAAGTGGAACACAATGATTGGTAAGGTTATTGCTATCGGGCCTTTAGCTTTTAGAAAAAGAGATACTATGGACGCTTGGCCTGAAGGGGCATGGGCAGCTGTAGGTGATTTTGTACGAGTACCCAAGTGGGGTGGCGATCGATGGGAAATTGACTTTGAAGATAACGGTTTAAAAGGTAAAGCGCTGTTTACTTTCTTTAATGACCATGAACTCATTGGCAAAGTTACCGGTGATCCTCGCTCAATTAAAGCGTTTATTTAAGTTTTGAAAGGAAAACTGTATGAACTCAACTGAAAAGATGGAAATGCAGGTTGACGAAGCCAAAGATGGTGGCGCTATTGTCAATCTACCGCCTGATATACCTACACCTGATGAAAATCTAGTGGTAGAAGGCGGTTCTGAGGCCCTCGATGATGAGGGGATGGGTGGTAACCCACAACAAAGCACACAAAATGACGGTTTGGAGGACGATCCTGACCGCGAAGCCATTCGAGCTGCTCGTAGAGAAGAACGAAGGCTAAAAAAGCAGCTTTATCGTGAAAAAACCAAGGAGTCAAGTCACTTAATTAGTGCACTGAAGAAACAAAATCAAGATTTGGCAGAAAGACTGTCAATTATTGAACGTAAAACTTCAGGCGCAGAATGGGCTCGTGTTGATAAGGCGATTGAAGACGCAGGCGTGCAAGTAGAATACGCTAAAATGAAGATGAAGGAGTCTGTTTCTCATCAAGATGGCGATGGAGTTACTCGTGCACAGGAAATGTGGTATGAAGCTCAACGCAAACTTGAATCTCTTCAAAATATGAAGCAACAAGCTACTAGACAAGGCGCTCAGCAAAAGCAGAACATTCAAGTGCCTGATCCTAGTGTACAACGCCTAGCGGCAGATTGGATGGAACGTAATAACTGGTATGACCCGCACGGTAAGAATGAAGAATCTCAGATTGCTCAAGTTATTGATAAAAAGTTAACAGAAGAAGGTTTCGACCCATCATCTGAAGACTATTGGGAAGAACTTGATGATCGGTTGCATAAATATATACCACATCAGCAAAATCGTGGTTATAATAATTCAAGTGTTAGAAATCAGAAACCGAGGTCTGTTGTGACAAGTTCAGGACGTGAATCGATGGGAACAACTAAATCTAATGAATTTAGATTAAGCCCTGACCGCGTTGCTGCAATGAAAGAAGCCGGGCTGTGGGATAAGCCCGATTTACGACAAAATGCCATTCGCAAATACGCCGAGTGGGACCGCCAAAACAAGACTAGGAGTTAATGATGGACGACAGATTAAAGAAAAACATAAGAGCAGGCCGCGAAAATCGTAGTGCAGACGATTTGTCCAGACGTGGTCCTGAAGAGAAATTCGTATCTTCCGAGGAACGCCGTAGAGCATTCCGTTCGGAGTGGCTCCAAGAGGCACTTCCGACCCCGCCTGAGATTCCGGGCTTTCACTTATGCTGGTTATCTTCAACAAGCCAGTACGACCCCATTCACAAGCGCCTACGTTTAGGTTATGTACCCGTTAAAGCCGAAGAAATTCCAGGCTTTGAGCACTTAAAAGTTAAGTCCGGTGAGCATGAAGGCTTTGTAGCCGTGAATGAGATGCTTCTTTATAAGCTTCCAATGGACGTTTATCAGGACATAATGGCAGAAATGCACCATTACGCACCGTTAGACGAACAAGAGAAGATCTTAGTGCAACAAGAACAACTTCTTGGTGCTAAAGATAGCAACGGCCGTGCTTTAGTGCAGATCGAAGGTGAAGGCATGAAATTTGACCAAACTAGAGACGAACCTGTTTTCAGGTAGTCCAACATAAGGAGTTATATATGTCTTCTATAAACGCTCCGTTTGGCTTGCGCCCTTCCTTCCACCCATCTGGGTTGGATCGTGCGGTGGCACTCCCGAACGGTATTACTTCGGCTTATGGTTCAAACATTCTTAAGGGTCAACCTGTCGCGTTAAACTCATCTGGTGCAATTATTATTGCAACTGCAGGCAGTGCTTATCAAGGCGCTTTTGCAGGTGTTGAGTTTACTGACACAACAGGTCGACGCAGAGTATCGAACTATTGGCCCGCTTCAACAACAGGTACAGATATTGTTGCTTACTATTACTCTGATCCTAATATCGTTTATGATATTCAGGCTGACGGTTCTTTAGCGCAAACATCCATTGGTGACCAAGCCAACTTTACAAATATTGCTGCCGGTTCTACAACGACTGGTTTATCAGCATGCACAATTTCAACTTCTTTAGCTGGATCAAGTGCTGTTGGTGATATGCGTATTATTGGTTTATATCCAGGTGTTGACAATGCTTGGGGTGATGCTTACACAGTTGTGCAAGTACAAATCTCACGTAGTCAGTACGTTGCTACTATTAACGCCATATAAGGAGGGATAGACTATGGCAGCCCCAATGAGAAGTACGGATTTCCGCTCAATCGTAGAGCCAATCCTTAATGAAGCTTTTGATGGAGTATATGACCAACGTTCCGACGAATGGTCTACAGTATTCCGTGAACAAGCTGGTATCCCACGTAATTACCACGAAGAGCCTGTATTATACGGTTTCGGTGCTGCACCTCAGTTACCTGACGGCACGCCTGTAACGTATCAACAGGGTGGTGTGTTATTCTTGCAACGTTATGTATATAACGTCTACGGTTTGGCGTTTGCTTTAACTAAAGTTTTAGTTGAAGACGGTGACCACATTCGTATCGGCCAAGTATATGCTAAGCACTTAGCACAATCTTTAGTAGAAACTAAAGAATTGTTATGCGCTAACATATTAAACCGTGCATTCAATAGCTCATACACCGGCGGTGACGGCGTATCTTTAATTAACACAGCTCACCCGATTGTAAATGGTACATTTAGCAACCAGTTAGCAACTGCTGCAAACTTATCACAAACATCACTTGAGCAAATGTTAATTCAAGTTCGCCAAGCTGTTGACAACAACGGTAAGAAAATCCGTCTACAGCCAATTAAATTGGTTGTTGCACCGGGTAATGTATTCCAAGCAGAAGTTCTGTTGAAATCTGTACTACGTGCTGGAACAGCAAACAATGACATCAACCCGGTTAAGTCAATCGGATTGTTGCCAGAAGGTTGTTCAGTAATTAGTCGTTTAACTTCAGCAACTAACTGGTGGGTACAAACTGATGCACCTGAAGGTATGAAACTTCTAATGCGTCGTGCTTTAGAGAAGACTATGGAAGGCGATTTTGAAACCGATAGCATGCGCTATAAGGCAACAGAACGTTATATTCCAGGTTGGACTGATCCACGCGCAATGTTTGGTACGCCAGGCGTTTAATTTGTAAAGGTTATTTGGGGGAACCTTAATCCCCCATTTATTTGTCTATGCTTTTCAAGGAGAAAGACACATGCCTCAATTTTCAGATGATCTATTTTTAGGCCCTGCGCAAACTTATATTGGCACGGGTATTCGTAATTACAGTACTACATTCACAGGCTCAATGTCTGGAACAACATTAACAGTTACTGCATTAGGCTTTGGCGCACCAATCGTTGTTGGTATGTACGTCGATGGCACAAGTGTTACTGACGGAACTTACATTACCGCATTTGGTACTGGCGCCGGTGGTACAGGAACTTACACAATTAATCAATCAGTTACAGCTTCTAGCACTGCAATGACAGCGCATGGCAACATTGCGTTTGATAACCCATCACCAATGGATTTAGGTATTGGGCCACTTGGTCGTATTTATGTATGGGACGTAGTTCCACAAGCTGCTGTAACTAATAACATTGCTGCGTCACAAACAGCTGCTGGCGCCGGTGCGGTCACACTTACTGCAGGCACTTCAGTAAAATCTGTTGTAACGCCAAACGGCACAGTTCTTCAATTAGATATGCCTCGCGCAGTTAAAGTGAATTGCGCAACAACAGCTCGTGCATTCACAGTTACAGGTTACGACTATTACGGTCAACCAATGAGTGAGACAATTACTGTGGCTGTTGCAAGTACTGCAGTAACAGGTAAAAAAGCATTTTATCAAATCACTAGTGCAACAATTGCCGGCTCAGCAACTGCTGTTGTAATTGGTACAAGTGATAAATTAGGTATTCCTGTTCGTGTGACTAACGTTGCTTACGTTGCAAGTGTTAAGAGTAACGATACGTTGGCGCAAGATGCTGGTACTTTTGTGGCTGCAGATACAGCAACAGCTAGCACTACTACAGGCGATGTTCGAGGTACTTATGCCCCTGCTACTGCGTCTGATGGACTTGTTCGCACAGTAATGGGGATACTATTACCCGGCATTGCGGTTGGTCCAAATGCAACTCGTGTTGGCGCATTGGGCGTTAACCAAAACTTAGTATCTTAAGGAGACGAACATGGGAAAATTTACTCGCATGCCTAAAATGAAGACAACTGAGCCTTCAGTTGACGAAGTTAAGATGAAAAAAGGCGGCAAAGCTAAGAAAATGGCTATGGGCGGAGATCCTAGAATGGCAGCAATGCCTGCTCAGCAAGATCCTCGTATGATGGCAGCAATGAAGAAACGTGCAATGATGGCTCGCCCACCAATGGCAGCAGCAGAGCAATCGCCTATGATGATGCGTAAAGAAGGCGGCAAGATGGACAAGTCGCAAGACAAGGCCATGATCAAAAAAGCCTTTAAACAGCATGATATGCAAGAGCACAAGGGCGGCAAAGGCACTTCTTTGAAACTAAAGAGAGGCGGCATGAAGAAGTTTGCCACTGGCGGCGTAATCAACGGTCAAGGCGGTTACAAAGACGGCGGTATGCCTATGGTTGAGAAAGACGGAAAGTCTGTCCCTGCTTTTGCGGCTGACGGCAAAGGCAAGATGAAAACAGGCGGTGTGATACGTGGCTATAAAGACGGCGGTCACGTAGCAATGGCTTGTAAAGCTGAAGGTGGCTATACTACAATGAAGAAAATGGCAAAGTGCTAAAATCGGCTAGGGGCTTCGGCCCCCTGCCTTTACCTTAGGAGATTAGTATGACTATTACGGCTACGTCACAAACATTATTTGACGGTGAGCGAGTTGCTATTATGAAGTTTTATGCAACAATGAGCACGACTGAAAATGAGTCTGCCGTTGCTAAAGTAACGCCTTCTGCACTTACTGCTTCAGCAGCAGGTGGCGCATGCGATTCAGTAACGATTCTAAAGATGTATGCACTTACACACGGGTTAGAAGTGCAACTAAATTGGAATGCGACTGCAAACGTTGTTATTTGCACAGTCCCACAAAACACCAACTATACTCAAGATTTCTCAGGATTTGGAGGGCTGTGGAATAATGCAGGCGCAGGTAAAACAGGTGTAATTTCGTTTACAACATTTGATGGTTCTGCAGGCGATACGTACACGATTATTTTAGAAATGCAAAAACATTACGCGTGATAACTATGCCCTTAATTAAAAGCAAATCAGACAAAGCTTTTGGTAAGAATATTGCTGCTGAGATTAAAGCGGGTAAGCCGCCTAAGCAAGCAGCGGCGATTGCGTACTCTGTTAAACGTGCCGCCCCACAAAAAGAAGGCGGCAAAATTGGACTATGGGATAACATACATGCAAAACGTAAAAGAATTGAAGAAGGCTCTGGTGAACGGATGCGTAAACCTGGGAGCAAAGGCGCGCCAACTGCTAATGACTTTAAAACAGCAGCTGGAAAAATGGCGAAAGGCGGCGCCCCGAGACTCTCAGTAAGTCGAGGTGAAAAACTACCAACAAGTCAAGGCGCAGGCTTAACGCAAAAAGGTCGAGATAAAGTTAATCGAGCTACAGGTTCTAACTTAAAAGCACCAGCTCCGCACCCTAAAACAGAAGCAGATAAGGGTCGTAAAGCTAGTTTTTGTGCTAGAATGTCTGGTATGAAAGGCCCTGCAAAAGATGAAAAAGGTCGGCCAACTCGTAAGGCTGCAAGTTTAAAACGTTGGAATTGCCCAGGGTGGTGATATGAGTACTTCAGGTACCGTTGGACAAACAGTTATAACAGTTCAAAATCTGATTGACAGCGGTGCTAGGCGTGCTGGAAAATTAGCAGAAGAGTTAACTGTTGAGCAAGTACAAGCTTCAAAGCAAAGTCTATATTACTTACTTTCAAATTTAGTTAATCGCGGTATTCAGTACTGGTGCATTCAAAAAGTGGTCTATGGCTTAGTGCCTGACCACTATATCTATTATCTACCAGTAGGCGTGAATGATGTACTAAACTCTAACTATAGAACAGTTACACAAAACACAACAGGCGGCAATAGCTCGTCAGGCGTTGCAGCAAACGCCTTTGATGGTATATACACAAATATCTGTCAGTTAACAAATAACACCGGCTCTATTGGCATTAACATGGGCTCTGGTAATAATGTGTACATGGGAACAATTGGTATACTACCTGCAATCAGTGGCAGTGTAACAGTTCAGTTACAGTACTCAATGGATAACACCACATGGGTTACAGTTGAGAGCCCTGGCGCAGTTACTTGGGTTGCTGGAACATGGTTATATTATGATTTAGACCCATCTGCAAGCGCTCCGTATTGGAGAGTTAAGCAAACTGCTGGTGCAAACATGGGTGTTTATCAGGTAGTTTTTGGTTCAAACGCCACTGAAATACCTATTGCTAGGTTAAATCGTGATGACTATACCAACTTGCCTAATAAGAATTTCACAAGTGCTTACCCATTACAGTACTGGTTTGACCGCACGATTGATCAGCCTGCTATGTATTTATGGCCGTCGCCTAACACATACGCACCTCAGATTGTGGCCTGGTGTTCATATTATGTACAGGATGTAGGTAAATTATCAGGCTCAATTCAAATACCTCAGAGGTGGTATCTGGCCATTCAGAATATGCTTGCGCACCAAATGGCTATGGAACTTCCACAAGTTGACCCAGCTCGTATAGCTTATTGTGAACAGCAAGCTGAGAAGTACTGGTTTCAAGCAGAGCAAGAAGAACGCGATAAATCGCCAATTTACTTTGCGCCTAACATAAGCCCATACACAAGATGAGCAAATGGCTAAACACCATGGGCAATACAGTTTTATCGATTGCCATTTGTGATCGATGTAAGATGAAACGTGCATACGATGATATCAGCCAAGATCGAAATATTCCGGGCTTACGCGTATGCATTTTTGGTTGTAATGATGAACGTGACCCATACCGACTACCTGCTAGACAGCCTGAAAAGATATCGTTAAGATTTCCTAGACCAGATGCTGATGTTGCTGCTGTTAATGATGCAATCACCACAGACCCTAATATATCGCTAGACCCAGCACAAACAGTAACGCATACCACAGAAGGCGAGGCTGGTATTGCTCCTGAAACTGCAGAAGATGATATTGACGGCAATTTAGATAACCTTAGCCCTTAAAGTTAACCATGGCAAATATACGAATATCTCAATTACCTTCAGCAAGCACTATTACAGGGTCAGAGTTAGTCCCTGTTGTGCAAAACGGCGTTACTGTACAAACAACTACAGGCGCGATTACTGCGTCGCCTAGTCAAACTCAAACGTTTTTAACTGCTACACTGCAACCTGCTCTTCCAAATAGTAGGTATGTAGGCGTTACAAACGGGTTAGTTATTACAGACGGCGGTGCGCAAGGTCTTTTTAATATTAGCTCAACAGGCGCTTTATTGTCATTAGTTAATTCAAGCGCTGGATTTCAAGTTAAGACAAATGCAACGACAATTACAAATCGATCAATAGCTGTTAGCGGTAATGGTCTTGGAATTACTAATGGAAGTGGCGTATCAGGCGACCCTACAATTACTTTAAGTGGCGCGCCGCTTAATTTAGCAAACGCAAGCTTTAACGGCTTAGTTGTTTTATCAACTGCCGGTGCAATTACATCAGCAACAATTACAGGTACTGCTAATCAGATTGCTGTTACGAATGGTACAGGCATTAGCGGTAATCCTACAGTTGCAATATCTAGTGACCCTATATTACCCGGTTCTGGCGGCTTAGTTGTACCAGTCGGAACAACAGGGCAACGTGGCTCTTCAACAAACGGAAACTTTAGGTATAACACAACAACCAATAGTTTTGAAGGCTACGCCAATGGCGCATGGGGTTCTATCGTTAGTGGCGCAGGTGTAAGCTCAATCAGCTTTGGCTCTACAGGCTTAACACCTTCAACTTCATCTACAGGTGCAGTAGTTGTAGCAGGCACACTTGCTGTTGCAAGTGGCGGCACTGGCGTAGTTACTTCTACAGGTACAGGCTCGGTTGTATTAAATACATCACCAACTTTTGTAACTCCAATTTTAGGTACGCCTACTTCTGGCACACTAACTAACGCTACAGGTTATACAACAGCTAATTTGGTTGGAAGCATTGTCTTAACTACTCAAGTTAGTGGTACACTTCCTATTGCAAATGGCGGAACAAACGCTACAACGGCGCCAACTGCAAGAACAAGCTTAGGCGCTGCAGCATCAGGCGCAAACACAGATATTACATCAGTTGCGCTAACTACAGGCACTATATCTACTACGCCTACGTCAAATACAGAGATAGCAAATAAGCTGTATGTGGATTCTGTTGCTCAAGGCTTAGACCCCAAGGCATCTTGCGTGGCGGCAACAACGGTAAACATTACGCTATCTGGAGCGCAAACAATTGACGGTGTAGCATTGATTGCAGGGGATAGGTGTTTAGTTAAAGACCAAACAACACAGGCAAATAATGGTATTTACTTGGTGGCTGCAGGTTCTTGGACTCGCGCAACGGACATGGACACTTGGGCAGAAGTACCGGGGGCGTTTACTTTTATTGAGCAAGGAACCACACAAGCCGATACAGGTTGGGTATGTACATCCAACGCAGGCGGCACCATAGGCGTTACTGCTATTACATGGGTACAGTTTGCGGGTGTAGGCTCATACACTGCTGGCACAGGTTTAACACTTACAGGCACAGTCTTTAGTATTACTAACACAGCAGTAACTGCAGCGTCTTACGGCTCTGCTACACAAGTTGGTACTTTTACAGTTAACGCGCAAGGCCAATTAACACTTGCAGGTAATACAACTGTGACTCCAGCAGTCGGCTCAATAACAGGTCTGGGAACAGGCGTTGCTACTGCTCTAGGCGTTAACGTAGGCACGGCAGGCTCAGTTGTAGTTAACGGCGGCGCTCTTGGTACTCCAAGTTCTGGCACTTTAACCAACGCTACGGGTTTACCATTAACAACAGGCGTGACAGGTACTTTACCAATTGCTAATGGTGGTACCAACGCTACTGCAACTCCTACAGCAGGTGGCGCGGCATATGGAACAGGTACTGCATATGCATTTACATCAGCAGGAACTGCTGGACAAGTTTTGATCTCAAATGGGGCATCTGCACCTACATTTGGTAGTGTAGCAGGCGGTGGGTTTTAGTGCTTTTAATATATAATTTGCTAAAAGGAATATGATATGGCAGCTACAGGATACACACCAATTTTAATTTATGCTAGTGGAACAGCTGCTGCTGTGCCATCTTCAGCTAATCTAACCACAAGCGCAACTACTGGTGCAGAACTTGCTATTAACTACACCGACGGTAAGCTTTATTATAAGAATAACTCAGGCGTAGTCACACTGCTTGCTTCAACTTCAGGCGCATCAGGTGATGTGGTTGGCCCAGCAAGTGCTACAGACAACGCCCTAGCAAGGTTTGATTTAACAACAGGCAAGTTAATACAGAACTCAGTTGGCATATTAAGCGATGCAGGTATTCTGACAGGGCTGACAGGGTTGACATCATCAGGCTCGATTACATTCTCTAGCCTAACAAGTGGTCGTGTACCTTACGCAACCACCGCGGGTTTATTAACAGACTCAGCCAACCTTTTATACTCTGGTACTGACTTAACTGTTTATGGTCTTACTGTTGGTCGTGGGGCTGGTGCTGTAAGCGGTAATACTGCGGTTGGTGCAAGTGCATTAACGGCTAATACAACTGGTAGCCTTAACACGGCAGTAGGTTACCAAGCATCGTATAGTGGAACAACAGGAGAACATAATACTGCTTTAGGGTATCAAGCAGCATATTCAACAACTACTGGTGGATACAATACCGCAATAGGATATACAGCATTAAGAACAAACACAGCAGGAAACTTTAATACTGCCGTTGGAAGACAGGCTTTAAATGCAGCCACTTCTGATTACAATACCGCTATTGGTCATGCTGCAATGATTACCAATACAACAGGTGCTTATAATGTGGCTGTTGGTAACAACGCATTAAACTCAAACACCACCGCCTCTAATAACACAGCCGTAGGCTACCAAGCAGGATATAGTAATACAACAGGGGTTATAACTGCTTTTGGTCAAACTGCTGGGTATAGTAATACTACAGGGAGTATAACTGCTTTTGGGCAAGCCGCTTTGTCTGCAAATACTACTGGGACAAAAAACACGGCTGTTGGTTATACCGCACTTGCAAGTAACACCACCGCCTCTAATAATACAGCAGTAGGATACGAAGCAGGTTATAGCGGAACTACCTCAACATCCAATGCTTTTTTTGGACACAGGGCAGGTTATCTAGTAACCGCTGCAAACTGTACTGCTATAGGTTTTAATGCAATGCAGGGGGCTGCTACTGGTGGTGAGCATACTGCTGTTGGTGACTCTGCTTTACAAAGTTGCACTTCTGGGCAATTTAATGTGGCGGTTGGGCGTACTGCTTTATCAGCCACAACAACAGGTTCTGGAAATACTGGTGTAGGAACCTATGCATTAAGCAACAATACCACCGCCTCAAACAACACAGCAGTTGGGTATGGCGCATCACAGTTAAATACTACAGGATTTGCAAACGTAGCAATAGGAACTTTATCGTTATATACAAATCAAACAGGCAGTAATAATACTGCTATTGGCTCAGGTATAATTGGCTCCCTTCCGGGTCCTTTATATAACAATACCGCAAGTAATAATACGGCAGTTGGTTATATTAGTATGGGTACTAATACGACAGGTGCTAACAACACTGCCTTGGGTAGTGAAGCATTTTATCAAAACAGCACAGGTTCTAGTAATACCGCCCTTGGTATGCAAGCATTACGATATAGCACCACCGCCTCTAATAACACAGCCGTAGGTTATCAATCAGCATACTCAAACACGACAGGTTCTGCTCTTACAGCAGTAGGTTATCAAGCAGGGTATTCAAACACAACTGGTGCAGGTAACACCGCAGTAGGTTATACGGCACTTTATAGTAATACGACAGGTACTCGTAATACAGCAACAGGTGCGTCTGCTCTTAATGCCAACACTACAGGAACGGACAATACTGCGTTTGGCGCAAATGCTTTGGCTGTTACTACTGGTTCTAGTAACACAGGCGTTGGTTCATATTCGCTGTTTTTTAATACAACAGGGGAATACAACACTGGTTGTGGTGGGAATTCAGTTGCCAGTAATACAACTGGTAACTACAACGTGGGTGTTGGTTTTTTCTCTCTGTATGCTAACACTATAGGCGCTGCTAACGTAGCGGTTGGAAATCAAGCACTTTTTAACAACACCACCGCTACAGGTAACACGGCAGTTGGCTACCAAGCAATGACTGCTAACACTACTGGATATAATTCTACTGCTGTTGGTTATCAAGCACTAGCGGCACAATCCACAACAAACTCCAATAGCGCATTTGGTCATTTGTCCATGACGGCTACTACAAGTGGCTATGCAAATTCTGCGTTTGGTAGTAATTCGCTACAAGCAAACACTACTGGTATTTATAATACTGCTATTGGTCAAGCGTCATTGTATACAAACACTTCTGGCGGCTACAACACAGCACTTGGTGTAGGTTCACTTCAATCAAACACCACCGCCTCATACAATGTAGCAGTAGGTTATACAGCAGGATATTCTAATACTACTGGTGTAGGACTTGTGTTTTTAGGGCAGTCAGCAGGGTATAAAAATACTACTGGCGGGGAAAACATTGCCATAGGTTCAGGTACTTTTTATAACAACACTACTGGCGCAAATAATGTGGCAATTGGTGGGGGCGCATTGGGAAATAACACCACCGCATCTGAGCAAGTTGCTGTAGGGTATCAGGCGGCATACAGCAATACGACAGGAGTTAGATTAGTAGCAGTTGGTTTCCAAGCCCTTTATTCAAACACTACTGGTACAAATAACGTAGCAATAGGAAGAGGCGCACTTCAAAGCAACACTACTGGAGCGTCAAATATTGGTATTGGGTATGGCGCTGGCGTAAGTTTGATTACAGGTTTTGCAAATACGTTTGTTGGAAATGACTGGTCTGGCGTTTGGGGTGGGTGTGGTGAACTTGTTACCACTGGAAGCGGAAATTCCTTTTATGGAACAGGTAGTGGAAGGGCGATGACTACTGGCTCCAAGAACACCATCCTTGGCTCATACAGCGGCAATCAAGGTGGCTTAGACATCCGTACAGCAAGTAACAACATCGTCTTATCTGATGGCGATGGGAACCCTCGTGGTTGGTTTAGTACGGGGGGTGCGTTTGCAGTTACTGCAACTAACGGTGGTACTGCCTATTCTTTAGATACAACACTTGGTTATGTTACTGTTGCTAATGGTGGAACTATTAATTTTCAAGATTTTTCAGGTGTAATTAACGTAACTAATTGGACTAGTGGACACACAACAATTTACATTATGGGTGCTGGAAGTACTGCTGTTGTAGCCAATTCATCTAGTCAAGTTGGGACTTTGGCTTATAGCGGAGCCGTAAATGGTTATGTATGGACAAATAATTATGGCTCATCGGCATCTTTTGCATTTATGTCTTTTAGAACACGGACAAACGGATAAGGAAATATAAATGGCATACACACATAAAAAACTACCTTTTGGTGATAATATTTTTGAGGTCACTACTGAAGTTAATGGCGTAGAAAAAAAATACAATCTTGTTGTAGCAAACGATGAATCCGAACTTGATGGATTAGTTGCATTTGCAATTGAAGATGAAAAGCGTAGACAAAACCCACCAGAAGTTGTTATTACATACGCACAAAAACGTAGAGCAGAATATCCTTCGTTTGAAGACCAATTTGACTTGTTGTATAACGGTGGATATGACGTTTGGAAATCAACAATTCAAGCAGTAAAAGATAAATATCCTAAACCTTAATTAAGGAGAATTAAAATGGCAACAGTATTTACAACACGCATCACAGCAATGTACACAGTACAACAGCCTGACCCCAACTATGTGATTAACGCACTATGGGAAGTAACAGGAGTAGACGGCACTTATACTGCATCTATTGGTGGCAACACAACATTTGACTCTACAGACCAAACTACATTTGTGCCTTATGCAAATCTAACTGAGGCGTTAGTAATTAGTTGGATTCCTGAGAACCAAATAGACAGCGCACAGTCTTGTGTACAAGGGCAGATTGACAGCCTAATTACACCACCTGTTAGCCCTGCAAATACACCGCTACCTTGGGCAACCGTATAGATTTTTAAACCGTAGTACAACCTAGGAGAATGAAATGAGTGAAAACACGAAAAAAACTCAAATCACGATTGACGATGTAGAGTATGCGTATGAGGACTTAACGCAAGAACAGCAACATCTTTTTAACCACTGCCTTGATTTGGATAGAAAGATTGGTTCTGCACAGTTCCAACTTGACCAATTATCTGTTGGTAAGAACGCATTTATTACTCTACTAAAGGAAGCATTAGCTAAGAAAGAGTAACGTATGGCGGAGATAGACCCTGTGAAAGTTGGCGTTATGTGGCAAAAATTAGAGACTATGGAAAAAGAAGTTTCTGAATTGCGTGATGATGTTAAAACGCTTTTAGCAATGGCTAACAAATCTAAAGGCGGCTTATGGGCTGGGATGCTTTTTGTCTCAGCAATAAGTTCTTTGGTAGGGTTTTTCTCTCATTATTTTTCTATTAAATGAACATTCAAGACGTTCTAAAAGCGGTATTGCCAATTGTTGTAGCCTGTCTTGCATGGCTCCTTGGGCAAGTATCAGACTTCTCTACACGGCTGACTAAGATTGAAGGGCAGATGCCAGCACTAATTACTAAAGAAAATGTGCCGACTGACTCACCTTTGTCTGCCGAGGCAAGGCATAGACTTAAAGAAGAAGTTTATAAAGACATCCATCAACTACAAGTTAAAGTGCAGTTACTTGAAGAACGTGAAAAGAGGAAATAATGTTAGGACTTGATGCAATACTTAATATAGGTGGTAAGTTAATTGATAAACTCATTCCTGATCCAGAGGCTAAAGCTAAGGCACAGTTAGACCTAGCAACATTAGCCCAAAACGGTGAGCTGGCTCAGTTACAGGCAGATGTAAGCGAGCAACAAGAGTTGACTAAACGATTACAAGCCGACATGATGTCGGACTCTTGGCTGTCTAAGAACATACGACCTATGACGCTGGTATTTATCCTAATGACATACACAACCTTTGCTATGATGAGTGCATGGGATATTGAGGTAAACAACAACTATGTAGAGTTGCTCGGGCAGTGGGGTATGCTCATAATGTCCTTTTACTTTGGCGGCAGGACTCTTGAGAAAATCATGGATATGAAAGCTAAAAAATGAACTTAACGGAGCACTTTACAATTGAAGAACTTACGCACACAGATCACCGTCAATTTGACAATACTCCAAATGATGCTGAACTTGCTAATCTTACGCGCTTGGCAGAGTTTCTGGAACAAGTTAAAACATTACTGGGGGGCAAACCCATTATGGTTAATAGCGCTTTCCGCAGTAAATTGGTTAATGATGCTGTGGGTTCTAAAGATACTAGTCAGCACAGAGTTGGTTGCGCTGCGGACATAAGAGTTCCAAGCATGACGCCTGATGAAGTAGTTAAAGCTGTAATAGCATCAGATTTAGGATATGACCAGATTATTCGTGAGTTTGACAGATGGACGCATATTAGCATTCCAAACTCAATTCACAATGCGCCACGTAAACAAGCTCTAATTATTGATAAAACAGGTACTAGATTGTATGCTTAACGGTTTTCATTCTTTAAGAACAAGTATAAAATGATAACTAACTCGATAGGGAAAATATGACAGCGTCTTTTGTTCTGACTTATAATTCGCTTACTAGCGCTGTCGAACAGTACTTAGAGAGAAATGACGCCGCGGTTGTTAATCAAATTCCTACATTCATCACGTTATGCGAGTTTGAGATTGCACAAGAAATCAAGACTTTAGGGCAGCAGCAGGTTGTGCAAAGCGCAATGGTTGCAAATAATGCTATAATACCTAAGCCTGCAAGATGGCGTAAGACAGTATCATTTAATGTAACGTCTAGTGCACCAGTTGGGCCCTCGCCTGTACTTCTAAGAAAGTATGAATATCTACTCAACTACAATACAGGCGCTACTGCAGGCCTTCCCTTGTATTACGCCGATTATGACTATGATCATTGGCTTGTGTCTCCAACGCCGGATCAGGCGTATAACTTTCAAGTGTTGTTTTATGAACGCTTACAGCCTCTCGATTCTTCAAATCAGACAAACTGGCTAACACAGAATGCACCTAATGCTATGTTATATGGCACGTTATTGCAAGCAATGCCATTTTTAAAGAATGACCAACGTCAAATCTTTCAACAAAAATATAGCGAAGCGATGTCAGTCTTAAAAGCAGAAGATCAACTGCGTATTGCTGATCGCCAAGCTGTTGCAATGGACTCTTAATATGACATCTTACGTAAACCCCTTTACAAATCAAACCGTATCGCCTTCTCAGGTTGGTTATGAATCGTTAAGTATCACTGCAGATACAACGCTGGAATGGCCGGTAAACGGCAATACATCAGACATTGTTGCGAATATTATTGATGTAACCGCCTCGACTAACGGTTTAGCATTAATCTTTCCTTCTGCTGAGCAGGTCTCTGTTGGTCAAGCTGTATTAATTAGAAATACTAGCGCGTCAAATATTAATGTCATTATTAAGAATGCATCTGGCGGCACAATTGTATCAGCAGCGCCTAGCATTGCGTATTACATTTATCTAACTAGTAACGCAACCACTGCAGGTACGTGGACTACAATCACGTTTGGCGCAGGTACATCAGCAGCAAACGCATCTGATCTTGCAGGGTACGGGCTTGTTGCAATTGGCGCCACGCTTAATCAGCAATATTTAGTTCAGCAATACTATTCAAGTACAACATTAACAAGCACAGCTCGTGCTCAGATGAACGTGTGGCTTAGTGGCGTGGGCACATTCACACTACCGTCAGCAGCTACTGTAGGCGCTAACTGGTTCACTATCTTTAAGAATGACGGCACAGGAATACTAACACTTACGCCTGTAGGCGCTGACACGATTGACGGTAATGCAAGTCAGCAATTACAGCTAACTGAGTCGCTTGTATTAGTGTCAAGCGGCTCTACATGGTACACCTACGCGTACGGTCGATCAAATACTTTTGCGTACACGCTTTTAGCATTAGCAGTTACAGGTGGTACTTACACATTAACAAGCGCACAAGCTGCTAACACCATACAGATATACACAGGCGCACTAACAAGTAATCAGCTTATTGTAGTGCCTTCAACTGTACAGCTATACACAGTGACTAACAACACAACTGGCGCGTACACACTAACAGTAAAGACTGCAGTTTTTGGGGGAACTACTGTTACCATTCCGCAAGGCGACTCATTAGTTCTTATTTGCGACGGCACCAATGTATATAATGCCGCGTCTGGCTCATCAAGCTCACTTACATCACTAACACTAGGCAATGGCTCACTTGCGGTGCCTTCATTAAAATTCTCAGGCGACTTGAACTCAGGCTTATACTTACCTGCAGCAGGCCAAGTAGGGTTTGTGCTTTCTAACGTGCAACGAGGGTATTACAACGCAACAGGTTTAACCATTGCAGGCACAGGCGTATTCTCAAATGGCATTCAAGGAGGTGGGTTTTGACAGCAAACGTTGTCAATTTAAAGATTCAACCCGGTATTCAAC